CTTTTCCATTTCTTCACAGCAGAGAATCCTAAACTGTGAACTGTAAGTGATTTCCCTTGGTCAAGACCTCGACTCTCAATTTGATTTTGAATCTCCTCTTGTACAGAAGAGTTAAAAGCTAAAAATAGAGTTCTATACTCACACATCTCAAGTAGCTGAAGCAAAGTAGTGGTCTTTCCACTACCTGCAACAGCATTAATTAAGATGTTAGTATCACTATTATTCCAAAGGTCAAAGATGTCTTGTTGTCTGCTACTAGCCTCAAACATTAGTTGCAATTGAAATGTCTAAAATTACCCATTCATCTGATGTGTCAGTGTAAATATTGACATTAGGGAATCTTTTTTTAATCAATTTTTCTACTCTGGTTGCGTCTTTTAAATCTATGTCAGAGTACTTTTCTTGACCAACATCTCCGTTTTCTCTGGTGTAGAAGTGTAAACGATTTTCTCCAGGGTATCTTTTCTCTAAAGTGAGGTTAGACTTAGAACAAGATTGCTTAAAAAAAGCTTGGATTGTATCTAATTCTTCATCTACCTCTTCAGAGGAGAATTCTTTCTTCATTCTATCTGTACCTAGATTATCTATAGCCTCTTGCCATACCTCCAAACTCTTTGCATAGGTCTCAGGAAGAATGTCTCTAGCTGGGTCAAGTATATCTGAAGCTTTGCCAATAAAATATTTGGCATAGTCTCTAGCTAATTTTAATACAAGCTCTCTCTCTGCTATGGGTAAATCAAACAAGTCAGAGTAAGGACCTGTTAAAGAAAACGTAGTTATTCTATCTAATTTCATTATTATTATTTTTATCCTATAATTAAAGTTTCAACAAGAATGGAGTCAACTTTTTTATACAAGTCTTCCAAAGTGCCATTATTTTCCAATACATAATCCCAATTGTCCCAATTATCAAGAGCTGTTTCTGATTCATGCTCTTTAACTAAACCTAAGTAAACATCAGGTCTATTGACTCTAATTGTTATAGACCTATACCTAAGAGCTTCAGCTTCATTAGGAAATCTCATATCAGGTATAATCCATTTTGGATATGTACCATTAGATACACTTGCTTCATACTCAGCCAGCAAACCATTAACCCATACATCAGGGTGTAAAATCTGTCTGCCACATTCAGTACCAAGGAGTTGCATGAGAAGTCTTGGAGTCTGCTTCTTTAAAGTGTATTTACTCCCACTTTGTGAAGGTCTAAAATTTGCGTATGCTTGCAAATTTTGAGGTATATCCCCATAAGTGTGAGTATAATAATACCACCATTCTTCTCCAAGTTCTTTCTCCTTAAACTCCCTATCTTCAAGTTTCTCTCTAGTACATCCAAGTAACATACAAACCATGTCTTTAAGTTTGTCTGCAAATCTTTTAGTCTGATACATGGTTATTGCATGAGGTTCATAAACTGCAAATTTATTCTCTAAGGTGGAGTGCTTTGGAAAGCTGACTCTCCCCACCTCTTCATCAACTATTAGTTGAATCATTTTGGCAACGGTGTCCTTACCAGAATTTTTCTTTCCCGAAATCGCTATAATCATCTTCTTTCATTTTTGGGTAATTAAATACTTCTTCTTCAAGTCTAAAAGGTAAGTCAAATTCAATTGATTCTTTATCAAAATCATCCTCATCAACATTACTTTTAAACTCTTCGTTCAGCTTATTTATAAAATGCGTGTAGGCAATAGGTTTCTTTGATAAAACATTTGCATCCTTCTTACGCTCATGTCCAAACAGTCCTTTAATTTGATCTGAAGTAAACATCTTACTGTACTCTCCAGCAAGAAGGTGATAGTAAGTTTTTACGTAGGGTTCGGGAACTGTAAGAACTACCATGTGCTTTCTCCCATCTTTTAAATCTGAAGAGTACAGGTAATCTACAACATAAAAATCTTGGTATCGAACCCAAGACAAAAACTTTTCAAAGTTCTGGGGTTGGTATTTTGCATCAAACAATAGATACACACTTGGGTCAGGATTAATGTGGTTATTATCTCCTACTCCAACTGCAAGTTTATGGGTTGTGTTTATCCAACCAATAAGAGCTTTCCCATAATAATTCAAAATCGGAGCAAAGTAGTTCCAAGTTTTGTTTTTATAAATATTTCCAATTTTAATTTCCATTCTAACTAATCATTTTCATACACTTCTCATAAGTTAACGTTTCATAATACTCTTCTGCTTTAACTAACCTTGATTCTAAAAAGGTAATGTCAGCAACAATGTCACTTTGAACTTGGTAGGTTTTAACTCTTTGTGCTAGAGTTAAACTCATAATTGCAGCTTCAGTTTCATCAAATTTATCACAATCTTCCCCTGAGAAACCTCTAACGAATTTAGGGATAAGCTCATGTGGAGTAGGCATTAATATATAATCCAGGTATGCTTGATTCGCTTCATAAAGAATACAATAAGCAATTAATTGCCAATGGTAGACTAATGGAATACCTGTCTTACTTCTAAAGCTACTCCAATTTTGAGGAACTTTAATATCTCTAATAACTTTGCCATAAATAAGGTCACACTCTCCACTCATAAAGTTTCTAGTAATTCTCTCTTCATTTTTCTTGAGGGAGATTCCAATACACTCTTCTAAAACTTCAATAGCTGCATCTTCAGAAAAGTTCCCTTTATTGACTGCAAAAGAGTCTCCACTAAGAGAAAAATCATGCAAGTTTTGATTAAGCTCTAACCACCTTTCTTCAAGATAAGTTTTAGCTCCATCTGGTAAAGGGTCATTCTCTGCTTTAAATTTGTTCTCGAAAGAAGTGCGGAGTTTCTTGGCATCAGTCATCATACCTTTAGTCTCACAAAGACTGTCTATGGTTTCTGAGTTTAATAATACTCCAGCTAAGTCTGCTTTCTTTTTGACGACTCCATAAATAGCATCATGTGCTTCTACATTAAAATTGGGTCGATGTGTGCATATCCTGTATGCTGAGGAACTTCTAATCATAATTCAATTTTTAAAAAGTTTGGTAAAATAAAAAAACAACAAAGCCAGAAAAAACACCCTTAAAAGGGTGCTTCATCTGTGCTATATATTGGGTTTGTGCTCGATATAGAATCAAGTTCTCTGTACCCCATTCCAGAAGGAGATATAATGAATACTGGTTCTTCAGTTGCATTTTCTGTATCATCAATTATGCGATAACTTAAAGGATAAGCAAGGCAATCTCTACCTCTGTAGATGTCTTCCAACTCTGTCCCTCCATGTGTATCAAAGATTCCAAAAAGCTCTGAAATATTATTTCCAAGGAGTTTATTTAACCCGTTAAATTTCTCGTTTAGTTCAGTAACAGAGTTAAAGTCTACGTTAAACCCTGTATTGTAACAGTCTTTCTCAATTCTCTCTGAAGTAGTAATTTCTACAGGGACTTTATTGTGGTAGCAATAAGGAATGTACCTATCTTTAAGGATTTCCCAAAGCTCCGAATATTTCTCTGCTGTAAAAATCTCTGAAGAAAGAAATAATTTTAAATGTGAATGATTGATAACTCTTCGTCTTCGTACACCACTATTCTCAATAAGATTCTCAAAAGAATCTGTAGCTAACAATAAAAGTATATTATCGTTTTCATCAGCTATATAGCCTCTACAAACAGTAAGTCTATAATCATCACAACGGTAAATTTTAAGTTTATTCTCATCTGTAAGTTGCTCTAAAAATTCAGCAGGTCTAGATATACTATGGTAACTGTGTATATCCTTCATTACATTTTTAGGTCTACAGTATGAATAGACATTTCCTGCAATCTGCTCATAAAAACTTTTCCGACTTTCTGAAGGTTCAAATATCCCTGTAGGTACATAACTGGGAAACCATTTGTTAGCTGCTGTAGTTGCCATCTTATCTTGATTAATTTGCATTCTTCCAGACTGACTTAAATAAATTATACTAGATATGACATTATTCATGATTGTATTTCAGTTAAAGTTACAGGAATAAAAAATTCATAAAAGAAAGGGACATCTCTGACATACTCTCTTTCATAAATGTTTGTAATATGGTTTGTGAAGAAACCTAGCATGTGAGAAGCAATCATAGCAGCACTATGAGTTGTCTGCTTCAAAGTACATGGAGCATCTTCTACATCTCCATCAGAAAACAAGTGTTCTCTCTCATACTCATCCATATTATCTGGAGTAACACAAAAGATTTGCAATTGTTCCATAGTTAATCTTCCATCAATGAAGATAGGAGTTACAGGACAATTCTTATGACTCTTTTTCCATACATTAAATAGGTCTGTCCTTGCTTTCATGTTATCGAAAGCAGAGAAGATAAAATAATGTGTTGGAGAATTAAGGTCAATCTTCTTATTAAATATGTTAATACTCATCCCACAAAAACTTTTAACAATATTAAAGATGGCATCCACTTTAAAGCTTCCAATATCCTCTTTTCTGAAAAGTTGTCCTCCAATGTTATGAGCTTCAATAGTATCAAAATCATATACCATAGGCTTGATATTTGCCCTGGAACAAAAGAAAGCTAACCAACTTCCAATCCCACCTGCCCCCCCAATGAGGACAGATTCAGGATTATCTGTATTAAACCAAGGTGCTCCTTTAAAACGACTGTGTTGTGTACTTACTGGCATTTTTCTTTTTTAATTATCTCTTCGCAGAGAAATGAAGTAATAGATTTAATAAATGGGTAATCTTTCTCAAAGCTTTCTAAAATTTCCATAGCTTCTTCCATAATGGTGATATATTCTCGCTCTCCTTTTGCATTTGGAAAATGCAATTGAATAACAGGAACAATATCTGCAAGCAACTCTACAACAAATACTGGTAAAGAAGCATCATCTACGTCTTCCCAATAGAATGCTAATTCTTGAATAGCAGTTTCAACCTCAAACACAACTATATCAGCAGGTTTTCCAAATCTTAACATATAGATCAAGAACTCCTCTATCTCCTCTGTCCTAGGTTGTGCTTTACTTACAACTCCATAGAAAGCTTGTTTTTTTGGATTACCCTTGGGTTTTTTCTTTTTAGAACTAGTCTTAGGCAACTTTTTATAATAAGAATTACCTTGATTTGGATTCCAACCTTTATTTACAAAAGGTTTTGACGTTTTAGTTTTAGCTATAACTGCTTTCTCAATAATTCCTCTTACTCCTTCTGCAAAATCCACATCTACACTAATTTCTTCTTGTGGTGTTTCAAGTCCACAATCATAAACAGCTACAACTTCTCTTTTGAGCGTATAAACTTGATCTTTAATACTGTAACTGTCTCCTTCATCATTAGTAGCTTCAAAAGAAACTGGAACTTCTACTTCCACTTTTGCATGAACTGCAACTTTAGCTGTAAATTCCATGAAATTATTAACTATCAAAGAAAGATAATAATTGTGAGATGGAGAGTTATCTTCTAATTCTTCTGTATCTGTATTTGAAAAATAAACAGCCATAGTATTGTGACTATGGATATGTCCAATTTTCCAGTCCATTGCTTCAGGTTTATTCATCACATAATCAATATGCTTATCATCATAACCTGAAGTATCTCTTTTCTTTTCATTGAAACTGTACTCTGTGTAGACCTGGCTACCTTTGTGCATAGGAATGATGTCTTGAAGAGTTATCACCATCTCAGTTGGATTAGTGATACTTCCAGAAACACTATAAAGTAAAATACCAGACCATTCTACTTTATTTATTGCACGACATAAGTATTTAATCTTATTTAGAACCTCTTCAGGCATTATGGTTTTGATAATAGCTGTTTGCTCCTGCAAACTGGATGCTTTTTTTGTAGAGACTTTTGGATAATTCATTAGATATATGATTTAAAAAAACTGGATGAATAATAAAATTTATTGTATCAGGGACTTCCTCTGCTTTAAGGCTATCCACTTGCATGTAATGTTTCCTACCTTGCATTAAAACATAAGGTCTTCCTTTCTTTCTATCAAATTCCTCTCTTAACTGGTGTTTAGATAAGTAGTTTTCAGGGTGTGTTGTCCCCATGTATTTCCCATCTATCTTAATAGGAGAAACTAAATAGTATTTTTTTGCATGAAATGAAGCTTCGAGATTCGCTTTAATCAAATCTCCTAATGCTTCATCAGGTTGCACTTTGAATCTATCTTTATCTACATAAAAATTTAGCTGGTCGTAGTCTCTCATGTTGTCTATCACTCTATGAGCAAATCTATCCATATCCGAAGTAGATACCTCATTTGAGTCTGAATAAGAGCCTAGAGTAATATTTTTCATATCCATGTGAGGTACACCATCAATAGATTCCCACTCTAACATACTATCAATAGTTAATAAAAGTAACATAAAGTTATTTTCATCGAACTCTGCTCTTAATAAGGCAAGTAAGTCAGATATTTCATTATCACCTAAACAAAAATTATTCAAATAAAGTTGGTCACTCTTACTACTATGCCATGTGGGAAGATGAGAATGAGTGTATCTTGAATGCCATTCTCTAAAAGTAAGTTTACTTCGAGTACCTCTTGGTGATCTGAAATTGACAGTAAACTGGTCAAGAGTAAAACCTTCAGGTTCAATTTCCATAACAACAAATAGATTTTCAATCTTATGTTTATGGTCAAATTTATTAGTGATATGAATTTCTGGGTAGAGTATGTTAATATGAAGACGAAATCCTTCAAAGTGGTCATGACCACTAAATTCAGGCTCACAAATTATATCCCAATTGTCTTTGTGGTGTAAGGTTAGTTGTTTCATAACTTGGTCCATGATAACCTGAAATTTTGTTGCCATATTATGGTTGTTTCTAACCCCCCTAATCAAACCTTTCATCACCATATTAAATAAAAAAGAAGGTTTACGAGAGCAACCAGTTTCTTGTAAACTCCTACCTATATTAAACCATTTTCTAGTTTTAGCTGCGTTATTCTGGTTATACTCTCTATCATGGTTAAAAATTGCTGAAGTTAAGTCCATTATTTAAAATTTTAGAGTTAGAAAATAAGAAGAGGACTTTATAAAAAAGTCCTCTTCTTTTAATTAGTTGATATTAAAATCCAGCTTTGATGATATTCCAATCAGCAATTAAAGCTAATGTTTCTTCTTTATCTTCTGAAGCTTGTGCCATAGCTGTATCAAAACAAGCTTTTGCATCTTGAATCTCACGAACATAGCCAGTAGCTTCTTCGTTTCCTTCTGCAACTACTAACATAGCTTCCACTACAGCATCAAAATCCAAAGTCTCATCTTTTACGATGGCTTTAGTCATTTGCTTTACTGCACCCATAACACTATCAGATTCAGGAGCAACCCAAGCTGCAATTGCTTTTCTAAGAGCTGAAGTTCTTAGTTGAGTCCAATTTCTACCTTCTTCGATAGTTTTCAAGTGGTCTTTTAAGTCTTTTCCAAACTCTTTGATAATAGCTTTCAACTCTTTTCTTGAAGTTTCAGAACCATTAGGTAATTCAACTCCAGACTTAGTTTTAACTGGTCTCAAGAAGATTACAAAGTCCCCTTCAGGTAATACAGATAAATCATTATCTAATCCACAACGATTAATGTTCTCTGTTGCTGCAAGAGTAGATAAATCATAACCTTCTGCTGCAACTGCACTTTTGAGTTCTCCCCAAACTTTAGCGTCACTTTGAATTTTTGTTTTGTTGCTTCCTTTAGTTGAAAAAATAGTTACTGTTCGCATAATAAAAAAATTTTAAAATTAATTAATAATAAATAAATAAAAAAGAAAACGTCACCTTCTATAATTCTATAGTTGGCTTCCTAAGTTTACTTAGGATTGTATTTGTAAATTCATAGGATTTGTCATCACCTGGAGCAATAATATAATTATAGTCAGGGTGAATCGGAATCTCTTTAATCGTGGTTTTATCATAGGCTTTAGTGAAGAATGGGTTCTTGATGTAGGGAATAAAGTATTTTGTTTCTTCAGTAACACGCCAAATACAAGGTTGTAAAGAAGAGATAAAATCTATTACTCTTATACTGAAATTCATCCAGGAATATCTGTGAGTTTTAGGATTTCCAGTCTGAACAGTTAAAGCCGTAGGATAAAAAAATACTCCTTGGAGTTCTAAATTAACTCTTTGAATACTCTTTGCTAAGTCCACTCTAGGACTGCAATTAACTTCAAGATGGAGGTCCACCACATTGATGTTAGTCAGAGGAAAATTGAACACTTGGAATATCTTGTTCTTTTGAGGTTGGTGAGAAATATTAGGAAGGACCTGTTCTTCTAGTGTTACTAGTTCTTCCAGGTATAAGGGAAGGAGAGAGTGCCAAGTTTCATGTACATCATGGATTGGTATCATATCAGTCTTTTTTCAGTTAAATAATCTTTCAAGACTCTTTCACCTTTTCTATAGAATAAATCCGCAGGGTCAGTTATCTTGAGTTTTCTGAGTTCTTCAGGTAAGTAAAGGAATGTTGCTTTAGGTTGTTCAAACAACTTATTAATAGTTTTAGCTACTTCTTGTGAAGCTTTAATACCAGTATCATCATTATCAAAAAATACAACAACTTTATCAAATCTACTACATAAATCTTTAAGAGCCTTCTTATCAGGTGTTTGTCCTTCATTTTGAAACCACACAACATTTAAGCCTAAGTTTCTAAGTACTCTACAATCTTTATAAGATTTAGAAATTACCAATTGTCTACCTGATGATACAAGCCTTTTAAAGTCTCCAATATCATCATTGTTACAATTAGTAACGAACTTGTATTTTTTATTTTTCTGATAAGGTCTGTAAATTTTTCTGTGGGAATCTCCGAAGTCTGTGTAAGCATAACCTAAATCTCCAACATTGAAAGTAAAGTCTCCTTTCTTCGTGTTTTTTAACTTTAACTTTTGTATAGGAAAAACTTTGTCTTCAATAAGGTTAGCTTTTGATATGCCATACTTACTCCAGTAAATACCATCTCTATTTTGCCAACCTCTAGTAGAAACAAATATCTTAACAGGTAAGACATGTTTTTTAACAACATTAGTTATAGATAACTCTCGTCTTTTAGGACCTTGATACTCTTTGCCATCAATTAGTTTAGCTTTTATAAAACTTAAAACTTCGTACAAATTATTAAGTTTCTCGCTGACTTGGATTGCATCAAAACAATCTATGTTTTTCATTTTGATTCTTCCATACTTAGATGGATTACCAAAATCCTTAAATCTTAATTTGTTGTTATAATACTCAAACCAACATCCAGGGTTATTGTCATTTAGTCTTGGGTCATCACTCACCCTAAAAGGAGAAGTCACATATTGAAACTCTTCAGGTTCAAAGTCAAAGACTAAAGAAAAAATCTCTTCTTGAGATATATATTTAAGAATGGTGTTCTTATCAATATATCCTATTGGGTCTAAATCATCAGTCTTTTGATTACACATAGATAAGATTTAAGATGAAATAAAAGGAGTCTCCAAGGGGAAGAGACTCCTTTTTCATATACGGAAAATTATTTGACTACCACTTTGACTTAGATGCTGCTTTTCCTGCATCAGCAGTAAAGTTCTCATTAGAACCAACAGCTTGTCTTGGACCATTTTCTTGTCCTTCTTCTTGTAAGTAAGCTTTCTCTGAACCCATGAAGTTTGCATCTCTAGTGAATGGGTGTTCCACTCCTTCAGGTGTTACATACTTCAAGTTTCCTTCAAAACATTCTTTGAAGTCACCTCTGAAAGAAGGGCAGAAGAATCTTCCACCTTTCATATTTTTAGCTAACTCTAAGAATGTTCTATCTTGACCATCAGCAATTTGCCATTGGTATTGCAAGAAAGTATCAATAGGAATTGTAGTATAAGTCTGAGGTAACAGACCACATACAATTTGCGCCCATGCAGCAAAGTTTGCAGCAGGTGTTGCTAGAGCAGCATCAAGACTAGCTTGAGTAACTCCTACAGCTTTAACTGCATGAATCACTACAGCTTTTTGTTGCTTAATTTTCGTATTATAAGCAATAGTGTACTCATCTTCCCACTCTGCACCTGGTACTGGAGCTGGAATTTTGTCCCCACTTGCCCCAAACAAATCTCCAGTTACATCATAGATTCTACGATTGTATTCTCTGTCCCCAATTTTCACGTTGATGTCTACTGCATCAGCAGCAGCTCCATCTGCACCAGCAGTTGCATTATAGATAATCTTTGTGAAGAATACTCCAGAATTTAGACCAAATGCTCCACCTGTTTTTGATTTTAAGCTTTGGTCATTGTCATTAACTGTACCGAAACCTTCTCTTTGAATTTTTCCCATGTTAGGATATATTTTTTAAAATAATAAATGATAAAAATAGAAAACTCTCGGAATTTATTACCCATTATTCCAACTAGAACGGGGTGTTTCTTGGGTAGCAGCTTCTTCGTCTACTACTTCTTCTTTTTCTTCTCTTTTAGTTCCTTCTTCAGTTACTTCATCAGTTGGTGAAGAATCATTATTTTCAAAAACTGTTAAACCTTCAAAAGCTTGCGCATCTTGATTAGCTTCTTCATCCATGATTGCAGCAGCTTCAACATCAGGAATAACCAATGGAGTAGGTGCTAAAGAAACTTCGTTTTCATCATCTAAAACGACAAAAGTAGACACTTTAACTTTCTTAACTTTTCTTCCTTTCAACTTAGGGTGTTGAAATAATTCTTTACACTCTGTTTTAGTGATGCCATAGTATACTGCAATTGCATCTCGATCTTGACCATTTCCTAGCAATTCTAGGACTTTACTAATTCTAATTTGAATTTGATTGCTCATTTTATAAAATTTTTAACGTTAAAATAAATAAATAAAATAGAAAACTCTTAAACTTCCATAAGTCTTTCAACAAGGAACTGATAATCATTGTCAATGACAGCATCAAATGCTCCCATAGGACTTCTCCCTGTATTAGCTCCTGAATTCTCTGTGTAGAGAATATACCTTGTGTTACCTTCCTCTTTAATTACGTCAGAGTACAATACAGTTTCAAGTTTACCTTCAATCTGCATGTTTGTTGCCATATTACCAAGAGTCTTTAATCTCTTCTTCATATCTGCACCAGTCTTGTAATCTTCAACATGTCCTGTAAGGATTGCAAACTTTTCATCTTCAAACATATCTCTTGATGCTACCTCATCAATATGGTCTCTGATGTCCTTATAAGTCTTTGGGATTAAGTGATAAGGCATTGTAGGATTAAACTTCTTACCATACTCCGCTTTTCCTCCTGTCCATACAGGATTCTTGTTATCAGCATTGAACCAGATATTAGTCTGGCTAGGCAAGTTTCTCATTCCAGTAGATTTACCTGTTCCAGGTTCTCCTAAAATAAGAATAATTTCAAAGCCTTTCTCTTGAAAGTAAGATATAAGTTTCCAAATATCTTGTCCATAATCCTTCCACTTATCATGGTTGGCTTTCTTACTGCTTGTCATGTACATCTCATTTTGAATACCAGTAAGAGTATCAACGCAGATGGTTCTGATTTTTTCAGACATAAATAATAAAATTTTACTAATCAATTTCCAATTTCTCAAAACTCTTATATGCCCCTGCCATATTAACTCTAAAATGCTGTGGAAATTCACAATGTCGTGACTCCACTAAATGAACTGTTCGCATCTTAGGATATAATTCATTCCCTCCTTTGTCTTTTATTTCTTTACCAAAATGTTTAGATAGGTTATATCTTTCATCATTAGGGTTGAAGAGTGTAAAAACATAATCTGCATCCTCTGCAAGATTACCAGTATCTTTTATATCATCTGAGTTGGGGTACAATAAATCACTAAACTCCTTAATCCTGTCCAATTGAGTCATGTTTCTGTTAAGATGTATTATGTCAACAAAAGTCCATTGACACCAGTTTCTTATTTCAACCTGGTATTCTATGTACTTGTCAACAGCTTGCTTCTTTTGGAAACCTCTCTCAAGGAGTATTTTTCTCAAGTGGTCAGTAATAACAATAGTAAATTTTTTAGGGTCATGAGGATTATATCCTGTGATTCTCCTACCTTTACCCATTTTTACATAGTTAAACTTACCATGTTTTTCAGCATGAGCCAAAAAGAATTTATAATAGCCAGTAGGGTTATCTTTTTGTTCTATAAAAGTCATTATGCCAGGAACTATACAAACACCATTGGTACTGTACTCCCCAAAAATAGGGATTATTCTTCTGTCATAAACATCTTTTAAAGGTTCAAGAAGTATCTCTTTGACTTTAATAATATTCTCATTATCATCCTGAAGTCTACCTCTCAAGTAGTTAGCACTAAGTTCAACATCATCACTACCATTTCTTGTCACACCTGGAGGTAAGGAAATATGAGTAATTCCATAGTCCAAGAAAAGAAAGTGGGCAGCATATTCAAATTCTTTGCTAACTCTGTCAATCTCTAAAGATAAATAAATGACTTCTAAGGGAGTGTTACTTGCTATAGCATCAAGTATAGGATTTATGACAAATCCATTATCAACGAATGTTGACTTACCTGCTTTAGGTGCAGCTCCAACTCCGTAGAGTCTTCCTTTCTGCACTCCATTAATAGCATTAGAAATATGGGATAGTCCTTTACCCATAGATAGTCCTTTGTTACCTTCAGCTTGACCTTTCTTAAACTCTTCTATAAAATTACTCATTCTACTTCATGGTTATGGATTTACTAACTCTCTCTTTATTTATAAACTTTCTGTCTTTCGCTAAATCTACAAAAGTTAAGATTGGATTAGTTTTGTCTGTCCCTTTTCCTTTTTGAATAAAGTAGTGGGGGTTACTGACAAACTTAGCTTGTCTCCTCTCTTGCTGACAACTCATAATATAAAGTTGTGTAGCTTCAAGGATTAAATCTTTATGTAGTTCAGGAAACTCAAGTAATAAAGCTTGCATTCGATTAACACACTCTCTCTTGTATTTGTTATGTTTTTGAAAGGGTTCAAAGAGAATTAAGTATTCATCTTTAACCCAGTCTAATCCCATATCAAGATTTTCAAAGAGAGAAATTTTCCAATCAAGAGACTTTAGAGTTTTGTCAAACTTGACAATATTCAGAATATGGAGTTTTTGTTTAAGACCTTCAGGAACATAGGAAACTTCATATCCAAGATATAAAGATACTAAATAACAAATAGAATCTCCAACATGAAAGCCACTTTCTCGTAAAAATTTAATTAAATCTGGATTAATTTTTCTCATCTTTTCTTTTTGTTTATTTCGTAATATTCCAACACTTTTTTGATAAACTCATCCTTGTGGCTCTTAAAAATCTTAGCCACTTCTTTAGGTGTTATCATACTGTGTCTAATTTTACAAAATAGTATTGTCTAACTCTATTAGAAAACTCTTTAGAAATTTGCTTCCACTCTAAGTTGTTAGCTTTCATGGCTTCATGTTCTTCAGTAATGATGTCATTAGCAACCCATTTTAATAAGGCTGGCATGTGCTTTTTCTCTGTAGCTCCTACTTCCATAATACCTTGTTCAATTCTATTTTCACTACAAGAGTAATCAATGAAATCTCCAACACTTTGAAGTAGTGCCTCATCAACTGGTGCAAGTTGCTTGATGCTTCTGCCACCAGTTACAGAATGTTTAATACCTTTTACTTTAAAGATATGTTTAGCACCATTAACAATAGCAGACCAAACTACACCTTCTCCAACACCTTTAAATCCTAAAGAAGCTGTTACAGGACAAAGGGATTCAACCCTGTTGGTAATTTCAATCAGAATGTTTTGTATAGCAGCAGGAGTATTGAAATCAATATCAAGTTCAAACTTAGGAAAATTATGGATATTGTAAATATCTTCAACAACAACTCTATCATATCCGTTATTTAACCATGATGCTTCCTCGGCAATTTTAATGCCACTAATATCTATCCAGATTTCTTCTTCTGTTACAGGATTCCAAATCAACAAATCAAATACATAGAAAGCTTTCTCTCTTTCAGAAATTCCAACTCCTTTCTGTACACCTTTTCCTGCCCACTCTCCAAATAGATGCATCTGGTCTCCCTCAAAACATTCATACTTGTCCCACCAGAGCCTAAATAAATGAGTAAAATACTCTTTATTAGTAAGCTGGACAAACTGATTAAATCCGAAATGGGCATTTTTAGAAGAGAAATCATCAGCCTCAAGTAAAGAAGTTCTTTTCTGTGCTACAATACCTTCTTTAGGAGTGTAAGCAATCCCAGCATTTGTTCCATGTAACTTAACTGTCCCCTCAAAAGTAATAGTAGGTTTTTCGTAAGTATTGTAAACAGGGTCTCCATTTTCATCAGTATACGCATAGTTAGCTGTATGTTGAATGTCCCTGATTACATCTTTAAATTGTCTAATCTTGTGGTATGCTTTGAATTCCATTAGTTATGCTTTTTAGATGTTTATAAATAATTTTACTTTTATCAAAACTCGCTAGTGTTCGTTGTACCCATACTTCATCTTGGGTGTCCTTTATACAAAGCAGCCAAATCTTAGCTATGTAATTCTTTTGACTTAATAGAGTCCTACAAATCTTTTGAGATGTTGAACCATTCTTATCAGAATCACATTGCACTAGTATTAAGTTATCCAGGTTCTTATAAGTGTAACCTGTCCCTCCTGTATTCACCATAGCTATTGTATCAATCTCATCTTTCTGAAATTGTAATAACTTGGTGTTGTCTGTTTTACTGTGGTAAGTAGCATTAGGATGAATTTCTTCAGCTTGAGCTATACTATTACAGAAAATCAATTTCTTAGTGTCTTTTAGTTCTTCAATAAGAGCTTTTGTTACAACCTCTTTAAGTTCTGAATTACCAATGGCTTGCTTTCTTCCAATCAATAATGAAGCATGATATGGAGTATGTAACTTGTCTTTAGTAATTCTATACAGAACTCCTTCAAGTGTTACCTTACCAGTATATGTACCATCATCTTGTATTACAAAGTATCCAAGAGAACTTCCACTTGCTCCAATAATAGCAAACAATCTTCCACCATATTTACTAGTCTTCTCTGCTAGACCTAGAGTACCATTTAATCCTCCAGTTAAAGTTAGCATTCCTTCTCCATCAAAGACAACCTTTGCCATAGTCTTAGAATTAATTGCAGCTTGAATCCTATTATACTTAGTCAGTAATTCCTTAATAGGATTAATCATAAGTACAGTAACTTCATAGTTTGCAAGTATTCCCATATCAACAGCTTCATTAATAGGCATCTCATATAAAATCTCTAATTCCAATTGTTTATACAATTCCAACTTATTCTTATGTTTTGTTGGTGTACCTGTCATAGATAAAATAGATTCATAATCTAATAACCTATCAAATAAAGCAATAGAATTTAACTCAGTTAAAGCTTGTTCTTCATCGAGTATTATCAATTCAAAATAGCCTTTTATTTTACTTAAAGAACTATATGTAACAGTAGTCAATTTTTTCAAGTATCTTTTTGCTCCCCATTTCTCAAACTCTTCAGGTATGTCAACCTTAGATAGTTTAGCAGAAGGTGTTACCCATAGGATTGACTCAGGCTTAAATTTCTTTATAGCCATGATTGCAATCTTAGTCTTACCTACTCTAGGAGCAAGTAACAACCTACCATGAAGTTGTTCAACTTGAGATACTACATTCTTCTGGATTGCAGTTTTATCTTTATTCGTCATTTCCCTCCCACATTACACTTACGATCCATAGAGTAAAGAGTAAAAGTGTTGCAGTTGGCAATACAAATATTCCTATGATAGTATCGTATGATAAAATAACTTGACCTTGTTTAACCTCTCCCCAAATATGGAGAGAACAACAGATGCCAAGAACAGTCATAAGTCCGAAGATTATAATAGTAAAAATTTTTTTCATTCCTTTTAGCATAATAAAAGTGTTTTAAGGTTAGGTTTAATGTAAGTGTAATGAGCCATGATGTGTTTATTAGTATAACCATCCTTATCTGCTGTCCCCATATTTCTATTAAGACTAGCAAAAATTACGTCATCTCTATTCTTGATTTCTATGTAATGCTGCATAGCATCAACATATTTATCAAAACCAGTAATTTGATTTCTATTCTTTCCAGTACCACCCATTATTATAACGTAAGCAATTATCCACATAATAATAAAATTTTAAAACTGGGTTTATAAGATGTTGTTTTACAAAAAGAAAGTTCGGCATCATTCCAAAATCCTTCCACATGATGTGGTTCAGTACTTTGTGTAATAACAGAAATATTAGCTGAGTAAATATCATCATAAGTCATTAGATTATCATAGTATTCTTTAGCTTCCTTTTCTGTTTCATGTACACACCAAGAATCTGTTAATTCTCCAGTCATACAATCTTTAATAGTTGATGATATTAGCCACATAAGTCAAGATATTTTGTTACGTTGATTAAATGAAAGCATCATTGCTTGTTGTCTAATTCCCCACTTTCTTGTTAAGACATCGGGTAAATAACTATCAAACATGATACATCTATCTGCCATCCTTTTTGCATCAAAAGTACTCATCCTTCCTTCGATAAGACCTTCTTTATCTGCAAAAGATAAAATAACATCTGCAAGCTCTTTTAAACTCTTTGTAAAGTTGACAGCTTGGTATTTTTCTAATTCATTCATAAGTCATTCAAATTTAAAGTGTTCAATTAAAAAATAAATAGCAAATAAAAGTGGGATAAGGATGCCTATAAATATATAGACTAAGACTGCAAATCTTTTTCTATCACTATCCATCTTTTGTAAATTGTCTTGTCTCTCTTTGGAGATTCTTTCACGGTCTTGGTCATTCATAATCGGGGGGATTTTTATGGGTTAAAAAATTTTGTTTATTAATGGCAGTCAGCATAATTGCTGCCCCAGTCTATACTACAACCTAGCTCTACATTAAGGTTGCATTCAGCATTAGCTGCTACTATACTATCTCTTACAACTTTAGTTGCGAAGCTCTTATCTGTTTTCTTACAGACAAACATGAGTTCATCATGATATTGCATTGCTACTTTAATTCCTCTCTCAGAGAGTCCTCCCCTGACATGTCTTAACCATGTATCAAAAAAGTACACACCTGAACTTTGATTCAAAGTAGAGAACTTATCTTTATCTTCTTTAAGGAACATCCAAAATCCAGATAAAGGATTATAAAGCCATTTCTGACCTTCAAAAGTTTTAACTAAGCAAGCATCAGCAGTTTGTTTTACACCTTTATTTCTCTCCCAGTAAGTAGTGTGTAACTTCTTACCTTGAGATAAAGGTTTTTGTAATGTTTTAGCTATTTTGGCTGCACCTGCTCCATAAGTAGCACTAAAGTTCACCTGTTTAGCATCACTTCTAACTTCATTAATAGTATAGTATCTAGCTTTACTTGCACTTGACTCCCACACAAAATTTTCATCTTCCCTTTCTTCTTTTATAGACTGATAAAAGTCTACATCATCTTGAGTAAGCATCTCTGCAATCAAACCTATATCTAAATGAGGGTCAAAACCTGGCACTCTCATCTCTGTAACATAATCTGGGTCAAAGAAGTAGATATAATGTTGTTTAGTATTATCTTCAAGTCCTGAAATATCACTACCACACATTATATACTGGTCATTAGGTACAGTTAAGCACCCTCTAATCTCTTTGCCATAAGGTTTATGAGTTCCAGGTAAGTTGACAATAGGTTTAGCATGTTGTAATCTCATGGTGTTTGTGAAACCATGAGCATTAGCTTGCATAAAACCCTCTTTATCAACATTCTCTTTAAATGACTTGAGAAGTCCTATTCTATGTTTTGCAACATACAGTCCTTCTAAGTTATCAAGACCTTCAACAGTCTTATAAAAAGCTTGTACTGAAGGACAAATACCTTGCCCAAATGGTAAACTTATCTGAGGAACAGGCTCACCAGTATTCTTAGATACTTTGTGAGTTGCAGGAGTCCACCCTAATTCAAATAACCATTTTTTCAACTGCAATGTTGAACCTGGATTAGGTAAATTATAGATAACTTCTGTGTCTTCAGGTAAGCCTTTCAATATTAACAGGTCAAACCACTTTTGTCCATGGCTTGAGAGTGTCCCATCTTGCTTATGAGGCTTCTTAGGTTTCTCTTTCAAAACTGTAGCTATGTGTAGTGGCATTGATGCTCTTAAAGCATCAATTTTCTCTTCATAGATAAAATCTAAGTCAAGTTTAGTCCTATCACACAATTCCTGGTCTAAAAATACACCAATCTCTTCTTGGTCTTTTAAACATCTTAACTTATAGTTAATGTAACCAATGATTCTCTTCATCTCTGAAATATTCCCTGAGTAAATAGAGTGTAAGTAATCCAGTTGTTTATGAAACAACTCTGCATTAATCTTTACATCCTCTTCACATCTAAAAATATACTCCTCAACAGTCAAGTTCTTCCAATCATCAATGACTGGTTTAGGGATTCCAAACTCTTCTCCCCAATAAGCTAATCCATGTCTCTTTCTATAACAGTACAAATACCAGGACAAACCAAGTGTGTCAATAATATCACATGTTATAACATAGCCTAGTATTTTTTCAATTAAAGGTATGTCATATCTAATAGAATTGTGAGCCACTAAGTAGCCTTCCTGTAGTACTAAGAATCTAACAATAGATTCAGGTGTCGTTAAGCTACCAGACTTAATCAGAATACCATCTTTATAAGTCTGGTAGGATAAACAATGAATTTTTGTTGCTACATTAAGCAACCCATCTGCCTCCACATCCCATATAGTATATAACATACACGCTAATTTAATTGTTCCTTTCTTCTTCTCCTCCTCCTACTGAGGGGATTAGTTCCAAGTTCTTAAAATGCCAAGGGAGTTTAAAGAATAAACCCTTCCCTACTAATTTGTAGTTTACTTTTTTACCAAAAGTACTTCCAACTTCAATCACTCTCCAACTAAGAAGATTCTCATCCATAACAATATCATTTAAGTTAAAATAAGGAATGTCATCCCCCTCAACTAAAAAAGATACTGTTACTCCGTATTCAATCTTCCTTCTATAAGAAGAAAAATCCCATTCGTTTAAAGCTTCCCAAAAAGTTAAGGGACGATAGTGTCTTTGAGTTCTTCTATCATAAGAAAAACCAGATATTGTAGGATGTCTCATTAAACTACACGTAAGCTGAACAAAAAGATGTTGTTATAAATCTTACCATTCTTTTCACTTCCCTCAAAAGAAAACTCTATTGTGGCAAAATCACCCACTTGTACAGTTTCTAATAATTTCATCTTGTTATTCCTTACTTCAGGAAATAACTTTTGTCCATCTGGTGATACAAGAGTAATAACTCTCTTATAAAGGTCTCTCCCTTGTCTTGGAATATGAATTTCTGGTCCAATTGCTGTAATTTCTCCTGCTATTGTCAAATAATTCTTTTGCTGTGATTGTGCCATGTCTTTCAGTTATTTTAAGTGTTCTAAATTTTTCTCAACTTTGTCAAAAAACTCGTGCATAGTTACTCTATACTTCTTTTAATAATTCTTAAAGCTTCTTTTAATACTATCTCCAAAGCTTCTTCATAAGTACCTGTAAACTCTGACCTATAACTATGTTGTGTAGAATACCCTTTACCATGCTCTGAAAGAGAGTAGTGGAATTCAACATCACTTCTATAGTTCACTCTACTGACCATAATATCAATATGCATATTGCAATGATCTCTTAGCCATTTCTGTAAGCTTGGTTGAGTTGGTGCAGATACGTTCCAATATTCACTAGACTCTAAAGAATTAAAGTCTAACCAACAAGTAAAGTCCTTAACATCCACAATCTGAGAAGCCTCTTCTTCTGCTCCATAAGCAAAAATACACTTCTCTTTAAATCCTTTCTCTTTAGCTAACTTAGCTGTCTCAAATGAGACTAGTTGTTCTTGCATGATTAGGTGTTATAAAGAATTAATAATTCAGAAGCTCTTGTAACACCAGTATATGATATTCTCTCGACTTCCACTTTGTTTCGGTTCTTCTTAATATCTTTAACATTCATAATAGTCTTCTGAAAAGTAGAACCTTGGCTCTTGTGAACAGTCAAAGCATGATTATGGTTCAAGTTTGCAAACTTCTCTTGGAAGTTATAAAAGTCTACCCATTTAAGTTGGTAGGCTTTAGCTTGCTGTTTCATGAAATTAACTATGTTCTTATAGTCTTGCTCAGAATCCTCATGTATTACTATTACCCCAGGTGGGAGTGTCCTGTCTACCTTCGCTAATAAATCCTCTGGATTAATACAGTACACTTTCATATCTACCTCTCCTACGTCTACATTCACTTTAGTGTTTCTGGTAAGGTACTTTAAAGATATGGTTTTTATTTCTAAAGTGTTCACTTTTATCTCACCATTAGTATAATGAGTCTCTCCATAAGGAGCATTAAACACTAAACTCTCTCCAATCTCTACTTTATTTGGGTCAGTATAAATGGCTTTTCTCACATCTCTATTGATTGCATCAACTTCTTTGTTTGTCCAAGCCAAGTACTTAATTTCATCAGTTCCATTAACTGCTGCCAGAGATTCAATAACTTTTTCTCTATCATTACTGAAGAGATAACCATTCATATTCTCATCTACAGCATCAATGTTACTATTAAGTAAATCTAAGTTCCTACTCAAGTTAATGATAGAACTACCCTTTGCTTGTCTGATAATTTCAGTCAACTCTACTGTTGGATAATCAGCTAAAAATACTGGAGACTCTAACTCTTTTATAGGATTGATTTGTTTATCATCTCCTAAGAAAAGAATTTTACATCCTGCAAGAGTAGCATACTCTTCCAACCATAGAAGTAAATCTGCACTTACCATTGATGCTTCATCAATAATAATACAACTCATCCCTTTTAATGGAGGATAATGAGGATGAAAGTCAGGCTTAAAATCTATCTCTCCTGTCTTAGTATTAATCTTCCTCTTTAGTTTAAGTATAGATTGAAGAGTTCTAAACTCAATGAGTTCGTGTTCATCAATCTTCAGTCTTAATACTGCAAGAGCTTTGTGTGTTGGGGCAGACACACTAATTTTCTTCCCTTTAAGTAGCATAGGAATTAATGTTTGTGCTAGTGTAGTTTTCCCTACTCCAGCACTCCCTTTAATTAATAATCTTTTATGGACTTCAAGTAATATCAGTCCTACCTTTTTAACGTCGTCTTGGTGTTCTGTTAGAACCATGAGTCTTAATTTTAAAAGTTCGATAATAAATAAAAAAACAACAGTCCAACCCATAATAGGTCAGACTGTTGTTGCCATGTGAAACATTATATAGATTATAAAATTCCAGATTATAACTGTTGTTCCGCAATTACTGTCACAGTTGTGTTATCCACTTCTGCTTGTAATTCTGCCGAAACATAACCATAATCCAAATCAGCATTCCGATTATCAACATCGTTCTTAGCTGTAGCAGAGAAGGCTATTCTTCTGTACTGAACTTTGCCACTTGAATGGATTGCTAACTTTCCTTCGTTAGTATGACCCATTGGGTAACGTACTGCTTGTCTATTTGAAAATGTGTCAATAGTGACATTTCTTTCAGGATTTCTGATTGCATCCTGCTGATTGTCAGAGATAACAGGTTTATTATCCATGATACGATATAAGCAAGCTCCTGGTGCTCCTGCCAACTTAGCAACAACTGCCTCAATTGAAGTCCCTACAGGAACATCAATCCAAGCTACTCTAGTTTCATGATTAACAAAAGGCTCTGAAGGCTCAAACCCAAACTCTTCAGTACTAAATACATTTCCATCAAGAGAATTTGTAACTCTCTTACTTGGGTATGTAGTGTTAGTAGTGATTTTTTGTTTCAACTCAGCAGTAAGAGTTCCTTCTTTTTGGTAGTCACTAGCATACACTCTTGAAACTGTAACTGGACCTGCAATTACTTCTTTGATAATTTCTGAATTTGCCATAATAAAATTCTTTTTAGAAAATGTTTGTAAAAATTGTTATTTAGATAATAGTAAGATTCTTAAATCGCTTGTAATTTGAATGCTGTCAACATGGTTGACCTTATTTTCCACCTGTAAGTTCCCTGTTACAAAATTGTAAAAACTTGCACCATCCTTTCCATAAGATGTGGATTGAACTTTAGCATACTGTTTCTTCCAAGAAGTAATGTCATAAAGACCCATAGAACTAAAAAGATAAATTTTTATATCTGTGATAAAAGATTGGTTTACACAAATAGTAGTATCAGGGTAAGTCAGATATTTTATTCTATTATTAATTGTAATAAGTTTACCATTGCACAAAGCAATTTTAAGTTCATTGTATTGCCCTTTACCAATAAAAGACTCACCAACTACATTATTACCCTCTGTATACCGTGAATCAATCTTACTTGGTGTAAGACACAAGAAAACATCAGCATCTAATATTGGTTGAGAAGAATATTTACCCTTCTCGTCGTGGTAGGTCACTAAAAAACCCTCATTTGTAAGGTGTTGAACAACTTCCTTAAATGCTTCTTTAGGGTATTTTAATGACCTACTTACATAAACCTTGATTGGTCTACTTAACATCTAGGAAAAATTCTTGCATCGTAGCATTAGCAAATTCGATTTGTTTCTCGATTAAAGCAAGTTCTACAATTGAATTTTGAAATTGGTCATTCCAAGTTTCTTCAACAGTAGCCAAATTGACTTGAAGAAGATTCTCTTTTCTCATTAACAATTCATCTCGCTTGTCTTCTAGTTTATCAATCAATCTCTCTTGATTACGAGCTAATGATTTAGCTTTTCGGATAGCTTTGTTTTGGTCAGCAGTTGCTTTGTCCTGAGTTAGGATTTGTAAAATTTTCATCTTGAGTTATTTTTATGAAATTAATAATAATAAATTTTAAAAGGAGATTAAAAACACTACAATCTTTTCCTGTTGCGTCAACAACAGCATAACAAACTATAACGTCAACAACGTCATAACTAGTTATCTTCCCAAATTAGTGGGGGTCTTGAAGGGATGTTATTCCTCCATATGTATTTTGCATGACTGAGTGGAATCGAACCACTTTCTCTCCACCTAGAACTAAGAGCAAATTATCCAGTATATTATACAATCACGCATTTTGTAGGGATAGTGGGACTTGAACCCAGGTGTATACACTTTGTACTTCAGCATATACCTCAACTTCGTTCACGTTATAAAGTTTAAGAAACCTTTTACGACCTCCTGCTTATAAGACAGGTGCTCTACCAACTGAGCTATACCCCCATATTTAAAAATCCAGATAGACCCTGACACCATACTCAAACGTAACATCTTGTCAACTCCTAAGAGTTACGGGTATCTACCTGGTTTTTATTGTAGCGTAGATAGGAGTCGAACCTACAATCTTCACCTTAACGGTGATGCATAACGGAATACTAAATAGGAAAACTTCAATTAGAATTAGTTGCAACTACTTCTTATTTTATAAATTCCATTTCAAACATATTCCTGTCCTTCATGCTTCTACGCAAAAGTTTATTCTTGAGAGACTTTAACTAGCTAGCTTTCAGTACGATATGATATACTTTATCATAATCTCTCAATTGTATCTTAGATGGGAGTCGAACCCATAACTAATCCCGCTAGGGAGTACTCTACCTGTTGAGTTACTAAGATTGCATATTAAAATGCTACCAAAAACATTATCTTTTCTAACCTGGCAATGGCTGTCTACCCTCTTCACACCATGTACTCATGGATATTGCCCTTCAGAGTGGGTTGTTGAAGCCTTTTACGGGAAAAGATAAATCAATAAGGTATTCTAATGTGAGACCACCTTTTCTTAGTTCTAATATCTGATATAGTAACAGGATTTACTCCGTAGTCTTCAGCTATTTTCTTATTAATCCCATGATAAGGGTATCGTAATCTCTTTTTAATATCCCTCACATCATCAGGAGTAAGAACATCTCTATTATTAGGTATTTTACTTTCTCTCATGACTTTAGATTGAATTATTAATTAATAAAATTGTGAGGAGAAGATTTTCTATGTATTACTTCTCCTCACTCAGGCGTGGGTTGACCTGATTTTTTGGGATTTGTGGAGGTGCTGGGATTTGAACCCAGGTCCAGACAATTTTCTAAAATACAAATTATACATGTTTTGCACAGAGAATTTCACTCTACACACTTGAACGTCAACCTAAGTTGTCAAGTCACGGTTATTTCTAGAAATAACAAGAGCAAAGTTTTCCACTTCACAGTTTTGGGATTCGCAATTCCCAGGGCTAACCGAAGTTAACTTCCACCATCTCATTTTTACTTCAAACAAAAATGAGAAAAAAGAATTACTATGCTGCTTCCAAAACTTGTGTTCTAGGAGATACATAGGTTGCAGTCAGTAAGTTATTCGCAATAGCGTTGCTTACCTCTGCTTTGTTAATTGTATTAGCAATTATGTTTTACTTATTAGTATTTTAGTGGTTAATAAGCTTTCCACTACATGTTTGTACATCTTCCAATTCCTGTCGATTCCATTTCACCCCCATTAAAAATTAGCAACTGACTTCAGGACTTTACCTGCTTTCTAGTTATCACTTCGGAGTATCTATTAGAGTAAGCTCTGAGAGTTTTTTACTTTGTCAGTTACTAAAAGTGACCAGCCTACGCCTTACATCTGGTCTGTTACCCTCATTGTAATTTCCTCTGCTACTGAGAGAGTTCAAATTACTGAGTCAATAGTCTAGAAACTATAATCTAACCTAGTCTATTTTTCTGTATCTGATTTAGAACCTTTTTCTTAATTTGGATTCCAATCTTCTGCCTATCTTTTTTACTTGCTAGTAATAAAGCTGCTTCTTTGTTTCTCCTTTTCACTAAGCCTTTTAATTTTTTACCATTGGCATCACGAAAGTAAAGTTTCATAACTCTAGCTATTTCAATTCTATTTCCAGAGTTAATAGCAGAATTCAACTGCTTCCCGAAATGACCTACATTATAGTCTGTCACGGACAGAACTAATTTAGTCCAACGATCTAACTTAGGAAACCTCTCATCAAGGTTCTGGTAAACTCTATTAAACTCTTTAGCTGCCCTTTTATTGGCTTCCTTTAGAGAAATAACTTCACCTTCCTTACTCTTTGTTCCCCAACCATTTGTCCATTGGTTAACATCCCAGTAAGCTGTAGGTCTAAAGCTTTCACAAGACTTCAGCAACAAGAATGTTAGTTCATAGTCTGTCATTTCAGGACCTACCACTTTTTCCTCTTCTTCTAAAGAAGGAGAGACATTACTTACTCTGACAGCACTTGTGGATAAGTCTCGTAGTGTAACTTCTTCTTTTAACTGTATCACTTCTTTATCAATGACCAGGTTAACATTTATTTTCTTAACGAAGAGTAACATTAAAATTAATATTACTAACGTCATTTTTCCCAGCACATTACAAAGAGTTGCAAAAGAGGGGATTTGTGATTGGATTGTTTGAAAATTCATTATGAGTGTTTTTTAAATATTAAATATTAAGAATAAATTTAGTACCCTGACTAGGATTTGAACCTAGAACCTACACTTTAGAAGAGTGTTGCTCTATCCAGTTGAGCTACCAAGGCAAAAGTATGAGGAGGATAACCTTTGTTAAACTCCTCATTTGACCAATACTCTTCATTTTGAAGAATCTACTTCTTATAATTTTGTCAATTTAAAGGCGTTCTTTTCAACCCCATTAGATATTGACACAACATATAAACCTGGATAAGACAAATCAATGTCTAATTTAGATGACTCCTGCGAGTCCCAAACGTCTTGGGATATTAACTTCCCTGTCATATCAAAGACCATTACCTTATAATAAAAGAACTCTTCCGAGGTCTTAAATGTAAAGGTATTTTCTCCTATAGTTTTATTGACTGTTACACCAGACTCTCCATCATACCTAACAGCTACTATATTTGACAACTCATTTTTTCCATCAAAATCTACAAAATCTAGTTGGTAATAATTCATCCCATCAACAGGGTTATCATCATAAAATGTCCATGATAATTGGTCAGTAATTGTATTTTGAATTACTTCAATTACCTTACCATTTCTTATTACCACTATATTTTCTAGATTCTCTTGCATTGCTAACCTCCATTGTAGCTTAGTTCTTTCACCTTCGAGACTAACTTGAAAATCAATTAACTCAATAGGTAAAGACTGATTGTACTGACAAATCTCATTGCAGTCAACAAACTTAATTGAATGTAAGAATGGGTTTCCAGTAACACTAGAAAATTTATATTCTCCTGCTGTTAATTGTCCTCCCCAATCAAATACACCAGTTCCAACCGTGTCAATGTAAATGCTATCACTAGCACAAGGGACATCATTGAACTCAATAAATGTGTAATTACTATCTGTTGTCTGCTCATGTTCATTAGGACATTGCCCACTACATGCAGTTACAAATAAAAATAAAAATAAAATGTTGTATATGTTTTTCATATTTCAATATTTTAGTACGTTAAATAAATGTTTTAGAAAACTCTCCCTACCCTCTAGCTCTTCGCTGTCTTGGTGGGTCATATGTTGCAGTATATCTTACTTCACCTAAAGCATTTGTTTCTTTAATTACTGGTCCATGTTCAATGACTCCAGCAAACTGAGGCATACCCATTTTATCATTTTCATAGACATGGATAGTTGAGATATACAATGGTTTACCCATACATGCTGTCAATCTTCGGATATTCTCCAAGATTTTGTTTAAGTATGACTCACTATAAGTATCAGCTAAAAAGAAAGATTTACTTGATTGATTCAATCTTCGCTTTCTTGCATACTGTCTTTGTAGTGAAGACACTTTACGTGCTATTTTACTATCTGTTAATGATCCCTTTGTCATCTTTTTCATGATATTTATTTTAAAGTGTTTAAAAATTCTTAAATAAAGCGTAAAGCTAACATATTTCATGGAATAGTTCAAGTTCTCACACTCAAACTATTCCATTTTACAAAAAGTAGTTCTTGATATTACATGACTCTTTTATTTAAAGATGTATAAGCTTCAAATTAGTGGGGGTCTTGAAGATAGGTAGGAAAGAAAAAAGAGAAGCCAAGACACAATTTATGTCTTAACTTCAATAATACTACCATTTCAAACTCTTAATAAATAATTATACAATTACAATTATTTATTAAGTTGTTAATAGTTTGAATTTATAAGGTGTTTATTTATGCCGTAAATTATCATATTATAATTAACATAAACTCCTTCACCTCTAACTTCATGCCATCTGGAGATTAAATCCAGCATAACAGTATTTTCCTTTGTCCCGTCTTTAGCTTGTGCATACGACTTATAAGGCTCTTTAAAGAATTTACAGAATGCTTCAGATTGTGTATCTATAAAGTGGATAATCATCCTATTGTTTCCATCCCATTCTCTTACTGCCTCATTTCTTATATCTTGGTAAATTTCTTCTTTGTTTGCTCTTAACCATTCAGATTTCTCTGATAATTGAGCATTTGCAGAAATAGTAATAAATAAGAATGCTAATAAAATTAAGTTTTTCATGAGTGATTAAATTTAAGTGGTTAAAAAAGAGAGTCATGTACTAGCATACACAACTCTCATATTGAACAACATTAGTTACTTTTCAAGTATTTGTTATAAGGATTCCCAGTATTCTTACTAAGAATGATAATAAAGAATGTGCCTTTCTTGCTCACTCTAACATTACTACCTTCAAATACATGCTCAGTTGGTTTCCCAACCCAGACAGCGTAATCATTGCCAGTCTTAGGACTATTACATTTGATATACTCTGAACCACCAGTAGTGGTAAATGTATCAAATGTCTTGTCTCCAACAACAATATTACTAGTAGGTGTTCCTGTATTTACATCAAATCCACCACCTTTAGATGCTGTGAATGTTTGAGCACTAGCGTTGATGCTAAATGCCAAGACTAAAAAGATTAATAAGTTCTTCATAATTTGATTGAATTGAATTTGTTAAAGAATAATTTTACGTGTTGATCTTAGCTACCACATTAATGAGATGCCTTTTTCTGATACTAAAGCAAAGTTGAGCCTTCATTCGTTCTTTCTTTGGCTTACCTGTCGCTTTGTTAATCTTTACACCTGGTGGTGTTGCTTTTTTAAAAATATCCATATCTGGGGGTTTTTTGATGTTTTAGCTATTAACTAAAACAGTTAGAAAATAGGAGAACCTTAATGAAGGCTCTCCATGAAATATAGGTTAGTTGTTATTGTTCAACTACTTGAGTCTGTCCAATTATACTAAGGAACTCTTCCCAAGTCTTACAAATTAAATCAGTCCCATTTGCAAGCACTACTCTAAAATAAGTATAATTATTGCAAGCTTGGTTTTTTGGAGACATAGTATCACGAATGTAATCATAGCCTTCAATTTTTGGCTCTCTATTCGTATCAATTTGATAGTCTTGAAGAATTTTAAGTCCTCCTAAATGACTATAAGATGTGCCATGCTCATGATTGTAAAGGGTTTGCACCTCTTGCTCTATAAGACAATAGTTCCTATTTCCTTGGTGACTTCTTGACCAGTTGTTAATAATTATTCCAGGTACTCCTAAATCAAAGGATTCTTTTATCTCTGGAGATGATAAATTGTGTCGCTTTTTCATGATGGTAATATTTATAAAGGATTAAAAAATTAAATGTAAGGCACTCTATCGAATGAGAGTGTAATTATTGTATCTCTTGTTACCACATTGATAACTAAATACACAAAACAATTCTCATAACTATCATACGTGAAATGATATTCCACATTTGCTATGTCACAACCTTTTAAGGCTTCAATACTAGATTCTAAACTATCTGTAGCTGTATAATCAACTAATAGTTTAATTATATGGTCTGCAATAATCATAATATTGTAGTTTTATAAAGGATTAAAAAATAAAGTGTATGTTATAATACTATTAAGAGCTTTTAGTCTCTCTCATACTCGTTAGGAAAAGTGCTGTTTTTAAAGCCTGTCTTTTCCCTCACAAATATCTTCAGGACATGCAACTAGTGCAGCCTAAATCCTCATTATTTCTAATGATTAAATAATATTGTGTCCCAAATTAGTGGGGGTTTTGAAAGAATGTGTCTTCACTCTTGGAGTCGAACCAAGAATTACCACGTTACATTTAATAGTCATTGAAGTTAAGCACACACTTAAAATCTTTCGATTTAAGGCTTTAAGTCTCGTTCTTCATATATTTACAGATTGCTATTAAATGTGCAAGGCTCTATACTATTCCATCAGCAGTTAAATTAATAACTTTTGCGAAAATACATTACCATAGATTTACTTTTCACCTTGCAAGTGAAGATATTGTAAACTCATCCCAGAGTTTATCTTTAACAGCGTCAAGTTCTTGCTGCTTTTCTCTTATAAAATCACTCACCATGTGTGAGTGTGTTACATCTAGGAAGTATCTATCTTCCATACTCATTAAACTAACCTCTTTTGAATACTCTTCTTCATTGAGCATCATGTTGTACTCCCAGATTTCATAATCTGTGTTATAGTCTTTCATAGTGTTGTTTGTTTAATGAGATAATATGCTAAAATAGGTGGAAGCCTTATCATCATAGCTTCCAAAGTGACATTTACATGAAACCACAAAGGGCTGTCAACTTTTATTGTCCTATTTCAAGACTTGATATTAATTTGTGTAATGCTCTTATTCTTAAAGTTAAAATGGTGGGTCAACAATAGACTCAAAAAAGTCTTCAAATTCACTATAGTCTTTAGACCAACCATGTCCTTGTTTATCTTCATTTTCTAAAATCAATGTTTTAGACTCTTCATGATATTCTTTCACTTTGTAAACATAACCAGCTACAAACTCTTTTGTTTCTTTATGGTAATCATCTTCCATATGAACATCCTGATAACAGTACGCATAAGTAACCTTATTTTCCTTAATGTTGTTTTTAAAGGTTTCAACAACTAAATCAAATTGTATGTTCATAATAGTGGTAGTTTTAAAGGTAAAATGAATTCGCTAAACTAAACAAATAGTTGCTACAAATTAGTGGGGGTTTTGAAGGTAGGCTAAAGGACAAATAAAGAATGCTAACCTAAAGTGGCTAACATTCTTTGGGTCTATTCTAGTCCTAATTTATCAAGTCCTAAGCCATAAGATGCAAGCTTCCAGGTTAACACACCTTTCTTAATCTTATACTTATAAACTATACCATCAGCTAAAAATTGTGTCCTCCACACTTTAACTTCAGAATTAAAATGCTTATTTAAAGCAAGTTGTATGTAATTATTTAAGTCAATCATAATACTTTCCTATTTTACCTTGATTAATAAAATGGAGCAGCCAAGCATAATTGCTCAACTACTCCACATTGGACACTAGTAGGATATTACTCCTTCCATGTCTTCAACCACTATCTCTAAGTCTTCAGTTATGTACACAATACCTATCTGTAGGTCTTGGCTATCATAAATCTCCATGTCAGCTTCAGGGTAATCTCTATCATCAACTATGTATGCATAGTCTAAGTAATCACCAACAAAAGTATCAACCTCTTCTTCCACCATTCTTTCAATTGTTGTTGAAACTAACAGTTGATTTATAATAGCTTCAGATTGTTCCATACTATTTGCAGTTTCAACGTAATGGCTAGAAGAAACTAATAGGAATGCTGTAAAGAGTACGATGAGCATAATTGTTATTTTATTTTGCATGATGTTATTATTTTGTAAAATGAGTGATTATAAGTTAAGGCTATTAATAAAAAGGTTTAGTAAATAAGGTTTATTTTGAATAGTGTTTATGGTGATGAGGAGTACTAAAAGGCACTTCTACTACAACTAAACTGCAAACTAAACTGCAATTTATACAACAAACACTACAATTATGTAATAAACACTACAAAGAACACCAGTTATGATGCCCTTTGTAGTATTGATTATACGAGAAACATTACATAGACACCACAAAAGGTGCAAGCTGCAATGAGCAACCAAGTTATAACAGTTTCACCAAGCTTCTTCATATACTGCAATTGCAATGAAACAAAGAAAGCAATACCAAAGAATAGAATACCAACCATTAGGTGTATCATAATAAAAGTGTTTAGCAAGAGATTAAAGAAAAGGGATATACACCTATTATAGTGTATATCCCAATGTAATTACAACGTGATTTCAGAAGCCTTGTACTTCACAATCCTCTTAGCGGTGTATTGTCCTTGAGGAGCATCACGCAATTCAGATTGGATAGCTAAGTCGCTAATGCTAGGGTCAGCCTGTAACTGAGCAATAAGTTCCTTGTGTAAGGACACAGCTACACGAGCCTCATTATCCCAATGGCGCATCCATTCTGTTGGAACACCATTAGAATCATTGCTTGTGTTCAAGTTCAGAGTTGAGTAGCCGAGTTCAGATTTGATTTCATTGATAGTCATGATACATACTGTTTAGATAGATAGTGGTTGACAAAATTGCCAGGAATCAGAGTGGGTCTCGAAGAGAACCTTGAGAAACAAGAAGTAGATTATTCTGCCCCAAGTTTATGTACTCTGCTAAAAATAGGTGGGGGTATTTAAGTTGGGAAAATGAGAGGGGGTTTTAATTAGGGTGGCTCACAAACTCACATTTTTCTAAAAAATTTTCACAAACCTTTAAAAAATTTGCGTACTAAAATAATCCTCAGTACCTTGTTTCAAATTAAAATATTATGAAAGACTTCACACACATAACACAGACAGAATTTTACGAATTATTTATAGATACAGAAAGATATTCATGGAGACAGACTGCTCCTGATATGGATTGGAGAGAAGCACACATGGATTTTGTATGGGATAATGACACTATGGAAACAGTAGGATTTAAGAGGACTTCCTCATGGGGAGAAAAAGATGAATATTTTATCCAAGAAAAACTTGCATACTAAAATAAGTCTTATTATCTTGCAGTCATAAAGGGGTTTCGCTACCTGCCTTAATTTTTAATAAATAAATAAAAAAATGTTTTTAATAACTATATATACTTATACTTGCAAATCGACTCACTACTGTGAGTAAGAGCATTTCTATATTGTTATAACAAAACAAAAATTTAGGAGACTCTTACTTTAAAATAGTAAGGGTCTTTTTTTATTTGGGACAGTATGCAAGTTAGTCAAAGCAGGTGGATTGTAAATCCATTCTCTCACGAGTTCATAGGTGCAAATCCTATCTGCCCCACAACATGGGTTTTTAGCTCAATTGGTTAGAGCACCTCACTCATAATGAGAAGGTTCTTAGTTCGAGTCTAAGGAGACCCACATTACACCATATTAGTATAGTGGCTAATTACACTTCTCTTGTAAAGAAGAAACAACAGTTCAACTCTGTTATATGGTGCTACTCATAGGCATGTCCTGTTTGTTTTCTATTCTCAGCATTAGTTGCTGACCAGCCTCCTATATTAGGTAGACCTTCTGACTCTTCATCAACTCTGGTACATTCTGTACTCTGACAAGTTGGGCATTTAAGAGGTCTTTTAAATTGATCCCTAAGTTCTCCTTTGATAGTGATTAATCTTTGCACTTCAAATTCATGATTGTTCTCGCAAGTTATCTTCATCTTTTATTAATTGTTTTATTGATCCTTTTAATTCACTTGGGTGTGGTGTTGTTCCATATAGTACAAAGTCCCAGAATCGTTTATCCATCATATCTCTCCACTTTTTCTCAAACTCAGCATCTTCCTTTGACATCCATAATTTATTCATGATTGTTATTGTTTATTAAACTCGATTACGAGTCTTATGATTAAAAGTATTATAATGTAGAGTAGCATAGTAGAATCCTTTGATTATTATTAATCCAGGTGGAGGGGGACAATTTTCAGAATTGACGTATTGACTGGATTCTCTATCCAAAATTACTCATAATTACAATACAAGTCAAGTTATAACCAATATATTTTCAAAATAATTTTATTATAGGAAATCACATATTTCAGAAAAAAATTTAAAAGAAAGCTTGTTTAGGATTAATATTATACTTAACTTTGTTTCAAATAAAAATGTAACATCATGATAATCGAATTCAACACAGTAAGAACCAATGACCTCGAAATGTTCGAGAGAGGGCAAGAGATTCAAAAATCTCAAGAAATGGGAATGGAGTATGTAGCTGACTTTTACAATGAAAGTGATTGGCAAGCTATTACCAGTTTAGACATGACCACAGTTATTGACTGGTCTGAAGGAACAGTATGGCTGAATGACACAGAGCTTCCTTGTGTCTATGCAAGACTCCACGGAGGTTTTATGACTAGTGCCATACTTATTACAATTGACGACTTTAGAAAAATCTACGAAAAGATTTTCAACATTGAAGTCAAATCAGGATTAGATTACTTAAATGGACACTAATGGAAAAAATTCAAAGAGGATTATATTTGGGTAGAAAGGAATATTATGAGAAGCATCTCAGCATTATCAATCCTCTACTTCCTACTCAACTCACAGTAAAAGAAATTTCAGTACTGGCAGCATTTATGTCTTTGTCAGAAGAAATTACAGAGGATGATGTATTCAATACTCTTGCGAGAAAGAAAGTTAAAAAGGCTTTGAAATTATCAGCAGGAGGATTGTCTAATTACCTAGACGCATTAATAAAGAAAGGGTTTGTAAATAAATCCGACATCACTAAGAGAATAACTATTAAAGAGTACTTAATTCCAGACCCGATAGCACAAGGGTATCAATTTAAAATCATACTTAAAAATGAAGAAACAAAAGAAGAGAGACCCAAGCGTGATACTACAGAGACATCTGATACTAGAAGAGTTGAGGAACTTTGATGTAAAGTATATTAAAGAACTTAATCCTCACATATTAGATTCGTTCTGTGAACAAGACAAAGAAGGGAATGTAATTGAGCTTTGTGAAATTAATTGGGAGTATGCTTTATTTACAGCTCCCTTGAAAGAATTAATTTACTTGATGGAAAGACTTTTAACACATAGACATGAAAGGATTATTGAAGCAAATAATACAACTACTTAAAGATGAAAATACACAGTAAAGAGTTGCTCGAAGAATTTCATAAAGAAGTAGATGAGGATTTCCCAGGTCTGACTACCCAACAGATAAGAGAGATAGCATACGGACCTTGGAGATACCTCAAAGCTCAGATGGAAAGTGGAAGCTTGATAACTGTTAGATTCAAATACTTCGGGACATTTACTGTGTATGAAGGACGAGCAAGAGGTTTACTTGAAAGACTGAAGAAAAGGTTTCAGGAACATGGTATAGAACCAGATGAGTATTTTAGAATCAAGACTATGTTAGAAGATTACTTAAATAAAAAAGATGAAGAAGAAGGGAGTTAAATTTATATATGATGTAGGCTATTACATTCAAGGTAACACTAGGTATCATATCTACTACTCCTCCTACAGTTGGTTGATTAGAGATTTTATTATGGAACAGATTAAGTTTCGGATTCTGGTGATGGATGAAGAATGCTACAACAGAGGGACTTGTGTTAAGTGTGGTTGTCGAACAACAGCATTACAAATGGCTGACAAAATGTGTGACAAACCTTGTTACCCACCAATGTTGACAGAAGAAGGTTGGAGAACTTTAGGTCCAATCTTAAAGAAAGCTTTTATAGAAGATAAAGAATTGTATAAAGAATTAATAGCTTGTCATGAATAGATGGAAAAATTATAGATTGAATGTTGGACCTATTGAAGTAGGGATGTTAATAAGTATTGTCTTTCAAGCTGAAGGACCACTTCCTGGGATTGTTTCTATAACACCTGGATGTAGTTGTAGCTCTGCTAAGTATAATAAAGATACGATGGAGTTGACAGTTAAATACAGAGCAGAAAGTATTCCAAAACATTTGAGACACCAAGGATGGTATCTTGCTGGAAAGAAAGTGACTGTTCTCTACACCGACAAGACTACGGATGTATTATCATTTATCGCAAAAGTAACAAACTAATGGCATTCTTATTTGAAATAACAGAGAACGTAGCTTACCCAAATGCAGAGACACTACTTGTACAACCTTTTAAAGAAATTTGGGAGAGAGATGCAAGTAAGAATAAAACTTATGCATTAGAAGAATTTGCTTACATGGAGTTTATGACTTCAATGAAAAAGTCTAATCCTTACAGACAGTATGATGAGTTGAGAAAAGAACGAGTAGTAAGGGAGGCTGTAATCACACAAGAAAATTGGAATCCTGATGGATTTATTGAAGATGGTATGAATGCTATTAGAAAGTTTCAGACTGAAGCATCCACTACATACTCTTACTATCTTGCGGCTAAAATGGCTGCCGAGGGGATGAAGGACTTTTTTATGACTCCAGGTTTATTGTTGCAGACAAACCCCAAAAGTTTAAATCCTATTTATAAGCCGAGAGACATTACATCTGCGTTGAATGACACAGAGAAAGTTTTATCAAATTTAAAAGCACTTGAGAAGAAGGTTGAGGAAGAATTGTACGAAGAGACTAAGAATAGAGCAGATAAACAAATCTCTCCATTTGCAGACCCTAACAGTTTAAAAAGATAAGTATGAATAGTATGACACCTTGGATGGACACAAAAGGAAAGATTTATGATACTTTGGATAATGAAGAGATGGTAGACTGCGTAGGATTTATCTACGAGGTTCAATTTAACAATGGAATGAAGTACTTAGGAAGGAAAGCTTTGTATCACAACAGAACTCTCCCCCCATTGAAAGGGACAAAACGAAAGAGAAAGAAAGTAGTAGAATCTGATTGGTTGAAATACTGTGGCTCAATTAAGAATGAAGAATTTAAAGAGGGTATGAAGAGGGGAGAAATTTTTCCTATAGCTCGTACCATACTTAGATTCTGCAAGACAGCTTGGGAGATGACTTATCACGAAACAAGAATTTTATTCATCCAGGATGCCCTACTACAAGATAGTTATTATAACAGTAATATCTTAGGGAAATTCTACAGACCCAAAGAATCATGAAAAATTTATTCATTCTATTATTCACTCTGTTCACTTTCAGCACCTTTGCTCAAGTGGGAGTGAAAGATCATAACCTTATACTCAGTCTTGAAACTTACTATGAGAATGTCCAGTACCAGGGTGACTCAGGAGATATTTTTAAACATCAAGGAGGAATGGAGTTTAATGTAAAATTTGAATTTAAAAATCCAAAGCTCCAGTTTATAGGAGCAGACTTTGGAGTTGGATTTAATACTTACGAAGACTTTTTTAAACTCCACCTTGGAGTTGCCTTTAGGAAAAAACTATTTAAAGACTTCGTTGAAGCAAGTTTAATTATCCCTAGACTTTCTGCACCTTTGGATGGTATTAAAGGTACAGGTTACAACACGCCTTGGGGATGGAGTTTAGAATTTTTAAAATCCCCTGTAAAACTAAAACTTACGCAGTACTTCTATAAGAATGCAAGTTTATCAAGAGTAGGGATTGTCTATAGATTTAACAATTAAACAAAACTATATGTTCACACTATTTAAAAAACACACAGAGGAAGTTTATACAGAAGATGGTATAGAAACTAGCTGGTGTTTAGAATCAGGATTACTTTTAGAAATTAGTCCTGTTAAAGAACAAGAAATTGGACTGGCAACAGCCTTAATGGAATTACATAAATCCGCTGATATTGCAGAGGACTTAACCCTGAGTTTCAATAAGAGGAGGGAACTTCTGCAATACAAAGAAGAAGAACTAGCACGTCGTGCTTATCTAGATAGTTTAGAGGAGGGGAGATTTGTTAGTAGGCAGGAAGGAATTTTTATTAAAGACCCAACAAAAGGATTCGATTTAGCCTTTGATTTTGAATAAATATAATATGGCAAAGAAAGAGATATTAGATGAATGGTTTGCAAGTGGTGCAGACTCAGAGTACAAGGAAGGTAAACTAAATTCCATCAGAAACCCTGAAGGGATTTGGATTAATAGTTCTGTGTTTAGAGAAGAGGGAGACCACTTTATGAAACATGGTTATTACTGTGCAGACCCTTGGGGTTCTCCTGCATGGTATGACTATTGGGAGGAGCAAAGGAATAGATGTATAATAGGATATACTGTTGGTGGTGTCAAGGTAACTGGAGACCATTACTCTTATCTAAATTTTTGTCCAATACAGAAAGCTGAAGATGCTGGAGCAAAAAGAACAAAGAAGATTAAAGGCTTTCCAGATTTTTGGGATGGAGATTATAATTACTTCTGGATTAGGGAGATTGCAAGGTATGGTGTATTCGAGGCTACTGAAGAGGGGCATGATGATAACCACGCCTTTCTTAAAATGGACACTATGGGACAAGCTGTTGAGATGAAGAAAAGATTTGAAAGTCTTAAACTTGAAGTTGTCCTTGAAGCTGATTGTCTTAGTGGAGGTTGGAATTTGATTGTAGGTAAGTCAAGACGTAAAGGTTACTCTTACAAATCTGCTGCTGCTGCATCAAGAAATTATTTTACTAAGCCGAACTCCTACACTATTTTTGCAGCCTATGAAAAAAAGTATCTTTATCCAAAGGGACTTCTTACGATGGCAGTAAACAATATTAACTTTATGAATGGTAACACAGGTTGGGCAATGCCTTCTGATGTTGTCCAAAAGCAAGACCATATTAGAGCATCTTATATTCAGTATAAGAATGGTATCAAACTTGAGAAAGGTTTTATGTCAGAGATTCAAGGACTTACCTTTAAAGATAATGCTGATGCTGCCAGGGGAAAAGATGCTGAAGAAGTTTACTTTGAGGAGTCAGGAGCTTTTGGTACACCTGGACTATTAAAGAAAGCATATAAAGCAACGGAAGATTGTGTCATGGCTGGAGCTATAAAAACAGGGATGATAACAATATTTGGTACATCTGGAGATATGCAAGGTGGTACTGCTGATTATGCAGACATGCACTCAAGACCTAAAGCCTTTGGATTATTACCATTTAAGAATATTTGGGATGAAGATATGGAAAGTACTGTCTCAGGATTCTTCCACCCTATTACATGGAACATGGAGGGGCAGGATTTACACACAGGTAAACCATTCTATGACAAGCAAGGTAACTCAGATAAAGTTGCTGCGGATAGATTTGAGATGGAGTACAGAGCCGAACTTATTAAGAATGGAGCAACATCAACTGAGATTCAAGCAAGAATGCAGGAGAAGCCTCGTGGACCAGGAGAAGCATTTGCTTCAGTTTCCGTGAACAATTTTCCAGTAGTTGAATTGAAGAAGAGATTACAACTTGTAAAAGGTAAGCAATTACATAAGACTCATGCTACACCAGTTGAGCTATACATGGAGAAAGGTCAAGTGAAAGCTAAGATGTTACTTGATGGTAAAGCTACTCCAATAGATAGTTACAATAATGTACCCACAGATAAAAGAGGAGTTGTTCAGATTTATGAACAACCTATTTATGACCCACCAAAAGGATTATATAAAATTGGATATGATCCTGTCAGACAAGATATTGGACCATCATTGGCAGCTATCATAGTTTATAAGAGTGTGCATACAGGAAGTCTCTATCATAATATTATTGTGGCTGAGTACATTGGGAGACGAGAATCTCCTGAAGACATGGACAGAATTGCTGCCATGTTAGCAAAATTGTACAACACTCAAATCATGCACGAGAACGAGGTGACAGGTGTTAAGAATTATTTCAGAAGAACAAAACAATTACACCTACTTGCTGCTCAACCTGATGCAGTTATTAGTAAGAATATTAAGAAGTCTAAGGTAGCCAGGGTTTTTGGATGTCACATGAATGAGATGCTTAAAGATGCAGGAGAAAGATATGTGAAGGAGTGGTTACTTACAGTACTAGACTTTGATGAGAATGGAGACCCAGTTACAGTTATAGATAGAATCTACTCTGTAAGAATGTTAGAAGAACTTATTGCATATAATAGGAAAGGTAATTTTGATTTACTTTCTGCGTTCTTTATGTGCATGTTCCAAGTGCAAGAAGAGACACTAGGTAAAAAGCATAGTACAAACAAGAAAAATAAAAATGCAAAAAAACTTCTTAAAATGATGGATAAAATGCACAAAAAGAATTAACTTGCATAAAACTTGACTTAATGAAAAAAATTACTCAGAACCAACGACTAAGTACTTCTGCTAAAAAAGCAGAGGACTTTAGCTGGTATAAAGAACAGGCGGATTTATTGGACACTCAACAGAACGGAGGTACTGGGTATGGTGATATAACAGATTACAAGAGACAAAAAGTAAACTACGATCTTTTTAATAACATTCTTAATTTATCTGACTTCGAGTATGTTTGCCAACCTTATGGTGCAGATGTAGGAGAATTGCCAGCAACAATGGTAAATAGAGATATTGTATCAGGAAAGATCAAAGCTATGCTAGGTATGGAAATGAAGAGGTCTTTTTCCTGGAAAGTTATTGCCACTAATCCTGAAGCCACTACACGAAGAGAAGATGAAGAGTTCAAAAGGATTAGAGAATTTGTCATTAGCTCCATCATGCAACCAATTAGGCAAGAGGCTGAAGTGAAAGCTCAACAACAAATGAAGAGTGCTGGGGAATTAAGTCAACAACAAATTGAAAAGATACAACAACAAGTAGAAGCGGAGACAAAACAAATGACTCCAGATAGTGTACGAAAGTACATGGAGAGAGACCATCAAGACCCTGCTGAAGTTTTATCCCACCAATTACTAGAATACCTAATACAAAAATGTGACCTTAAAAGAAAATTTAATGATGCCTTTAAGCATGGTTTATTATCTGCCAAAGGTATTATGTATGTAGGTACTATGAATGGAGAGCCTGAAGCTTGGAATGTAAATTCTATTAGGTTTAATTGTGAAAAGTCTACTGACACTCCTTTTACTCAAGATGGGGAATGGGCAACTTGTGAATACAGAATGACTCCTTCAGAAGTAATTGCTAGATTCAATGATGAGTTGACTCAAAAAGAAATTGATAAAGTCTATAGTGACTTTGCAAATTATACTCAGAGTAAGCTCCGAGATAACATTTTTAGCTTTAACGATAGCGATGATGAAGAGGATTACGCAACTGTCAGAGTATTACATTGTACCTGGAAGTCTTTAAGAAAGATTGGATTCCTTACTTTTGTCAATGAGCAAGGTGAGGAGCAGGAAGTTATAGTAGACGAAAGCTATGAGATGGATATATATTCAGGAGATATTTCTGTAGATTGGAAATGGATTCCAGAAGTATATGAAACGTGGAAGATTGGTTCAGACATTTACAAGCACATGAGACCTATTCCAGGTCAATTTAAAGATATTGAAAACTTATATTACTGTAAGCTTCCTTACTATGGAGTGATTTATGATAATATGAACTCTCAAGAGACAGCTCTTATGGATAGATTGAAAGTCTACCAGTACTACTACAACATTGTAATGTACAGATTAGAGTTGCTTTTAGCATCTGACAAAGGGAAGAAAGTGATGATGAACATTAATGCTATTCCAGATAGTGCTGGTATCGACATTGAGAAATGGAAATACTACATGGATGCATCACCAGTAATGTGGTATGACCCTAATGAAGAAGGGGTAGAATACAATGATGTAAACACCATGGCTAAGACTATTGATTTGTCTTTAGCTTCTGATATTGGAAAATATATTGAACTTGCTGAATACTTAAAGCAACAAGCTGGACTCTCTGTAGGAATTACTCCTGGAGTTGAAGGACAAACTGGAGCTTATGAAGGTAAAGGTAATGCTCAACAAAACTTAATTCAATCATCACATATATTAGAACCTTACTTTGATTTACATAATCACTTAAAGAAAAGTGTGTTACAAGCATTACTTGAGACTGCTAAAATTGCTTACGCTAATTCAGGTAAGAAAAAGCTAACTTACATTTTGGACGACTTTAGTAGAAAGATTATTGATTTAGACATAGCTCTATTGGATAATTCTACTCTAGGTTTATTTGTATCTAATGCAGCTAAAGCTGAAGAAGCTCAAGAATTAGTAAGAACTCTTGCTCACGCTGCACTACAGGCTCAGAAAGTTGAGTTCTCAGATGTACTAGCTGTTGTTAAACAGACTGGAATTGTTGAAGCTGAAGAGACTCTTAAAGCTGCTGAACAAGTAAGAAGAGAACATGAACAAAAATCACAACAAGAGCAGCTACAAGCAAATGCAGAAGAGGCTGACAAAGCAAGAGAGTTTATCAAAGAGACATGGGAGCATGAAGCTAACATGATTAGACTCAAAGAAGAAGAAAGAAGAGAAACAGAGATTGTTAAAGGTGGTCTCATGGCTGCATCCTTTAATCCTGACATGGATAAAGATCAAGATGGAGTGAATGATTTCATTGAAATAGCTAGAGATGGACTTGATGCAGACATTAAACAATCTGCCCAACAACTAGCAAGAGAGAAATTTGAACATGATAAGATAGTCCATCAAGATAAAATGGATAACGAAGAGAAAAAAATGGAAGCTAATGCTGCTAAAGCAGTACAAAAATAGAAAAAAGCTATTACATTAGTAAAATTAAAAATTAAGTTTTATACTTGAAATTCTTAAAGTAAAATATTAAATTTGTATCACAATGGCAAAACAAGAAGAAAATTTAGATGACTTTGGAGGTTGGGAACAACAGACAGAAGCAATGGACTTTTTCGGAAGTTCAGAAGAGGTAGTCAGCTACGCACCTAAAAAAGAAGATGAAGTCGAGGGAAAAGCAGCTTCATCAGAAAAGAAAGCAAAAAAAGAAGAGGAAGGTGTCCACTTCTTTGGAGAAGATGATGAGCCTGAAGCAGCTCCCAATCCAAAAGAGGATGAGGAAGAAGACGCAGTAGCAGATATTCTAGATGATTCGGAAGAAGAAGAATCTGAAGGAGGTGCTAATTTAGATGATGAATCTGAAGTTCAAACTGGTTCTCTTGGAACTTTAGCTCACTTAAAAGAGAAAGGTCTTATGGACTATGAACTCGAAGAGGGAGAAGAGTTGACAGAAGAGAAAGCTGCAACAATTATTGAAGATAACTGGGAAACTGGTATTGAAGATAGAGTTGGAGAATTGTTAGAAGACTTACCACAATCAGTTAAAGACTTGAATAAGTTTGCAATGGCAGGTGGAGATGTTGGAAAATTTTTTGCTGCATTCGCTAAAGGAGTTCCTTCAACAGGAGATTTAGATATGAGTATAGTAGCTGACCAAGAGTCTCTAGTAAGGGAATCTTTAAAAGCTGAAGGATATGATAAAGACTATGTTGATACTCAATTAGACTTCTTAAAAGATTCTAATAAGTTGAAAGTCTTTGCTGAGAATAAGAAAGCTAAACAAGATCAGGCAAAAGAAACTGAAAGTGCAGAACTAGCTACGTCTCAAAGAGCTGCTGCAACAGCGAGAAAGAACCAACTCAAACAAACTAAGACTGCCCTCTCAGGAAGTATTAACAAATTAGAGGATGTAAAAGGCATTACATTATCTAAACAAGACAAGAAAGAATTACCAACCTATATGGTTGATAGAAATATAAAGCTGCAAAATGGAAGTTCAATAACTACCATGCAGAAAGATTTAATGGAAGCTTTGCAAGATGAAGGTAAAGCTCTGTTCATTGCTAAACTTTTAAGAACTGATTTTGACCTAACTGAAATTCAATCAAAAGTCGAGGAAAAGATTACCAAGAAAGTGAAGGATGGCATCCGAAGAAATACCAAGGATGTTAAGGGAGGCAAAAGCTCAAGTTCTAGAAATAGTACTAAGCCTAAAAAGTCTCTGGCGGATTATTTTAACGATTAATTTTAAATTTTAAAACAAATTATTTATGGCAACTCTTGGTAGTAAGCTAATTACTAAAGAAATGGAATGGAGTGCGAATATGACAGAGCAATCTCACTTAGGGAGAGCATTGTTAGCAAAGCCTCATAAATTCATAGACCAGATGGACCAGTTGTTTTCTGCACAAAACTACTACTCGGATAATCCGATGTCTAGTATGTTGATGGGTAACAAGAAAACAGAGGAAACTATCGCTGCTACAGAATGGGAGTGGGATTTGAAAGGTGCAAATACAAGACCATTAGTTGTCTTGGAAAATATTTTACCTGCTTCAGATACGACTCCTGGTAAGTTCCGAAGAACTTTCCGAATTAAATTGGATGAGAATTGGTATGTACCTGGTGATGTAATCACTCCTGGAACATCTAATAAAAGATTCCAATGTCGAATTATGGATGAAGTAGTCCGTCATGGTGATGGATGGATTTATACAGTTCGTCTAATGTCTGATGACCCTGCTTTATCTCTCCCAGTTAAGTACTTAGCTCCTGGGACACAATGGGCAAAACTGTACTCTCAATACGAAGAGGCAGCAGAACAATCAGGTAGTACTCAATACAGCTTACCTATTTCTCTTAGAAATAAGATGGGTAAGTTTAGAAAGAAGTACAAAGTAACTGATTACGCTTCAACAGAAGTACTTGCAGTAAAAGTACCAGATAGCAAAGGGAAATACCATGATTCATGGATTCGCTATGCAGAGGTAGAATACTGGCAACAATGGTACAGAGAGTTGGAAAGAGGGTACTGGTACTCAAGAAGTACTGATACAGTTATTGGAGCAAATGGTAGACCAGTAAGGTCAGGTCCAGGAATCCAACAACAATTGGAAGATTCTCATATTCACAGATATTCTCACTTAACTACTAAGTTAATTGAAGAGTACTTGATGGACATTTTCTACTCACGAGTTAAGCCAGGTAAAGGTCGTTCTATCAAAGGATTTACAGGTGAATATGGTATGCTTGCATTCCATAGAGCTGTACAAGACTGGATGAACAAATCTGGTTTCATTAAGAATTTCGAGATATTCTCAAACAAAGTTGGCTCTCCTTACCATACTAATGCGTTAGAAGGTGGATTCCAATTTGTAAAATACAACATGGCAAATGGTACTAGTCTTGAATTAGTCCACAATCCATTGTATGATGACAGAGAAATCAATTTCGAGATTGACCCTATCACAGGTTTCCCTGTAGAGTCACAACGAATCACTTTCATGGACTTCTCTGGAGAAGGGAATAAGTCTAATATGAAGTTAATCAATAAAAAAGATGGATTTGCGTTCACTTATATTGAAGGACTTTATGGACCTTACGGACCTAAGAAAGGTGGAAGTTCTGCTCACTCAGGTTCTTACTATGAAATGCACGTTGAGAAATCTTGTGGACTTCACATTCACGATGTTACAAGATGTGGTGAATTGATTCTTTCAAGAAACTAATCGAATTTTAAGTGTGAACAAATAGTTTTGTAAGAGAAGGGAGGAACTTAAACCTCCTCCTTTCTTCTTTTTTTAGCATCATCAATAAATAAAAAAAATCATGAGTTTAAAAGTAGAAGTAAGACCAATAGAAAGAAAGACATGGCATGGAAAAACTGGACATGAATCTTTTAAAAGACCTGTCAAGTTAAAAGCATTAGTCGATGGAGATACTATGGAGTATGCAACAGGAATGAGTCCTCAAGAAATTAAAGAGTATTCAGAGATTTTAGGACAGAATTTAAGTCCTATTTTCAATCCAGATACTCCTCACCCATTTTGGGATTCAGCTATGGCTACTATAAATTTAGAGAACAGCACATTGTTTCTCGACCCCCAAAGACCAATTGAATTCGTGAAAATCAAATTCATGAAAGCAAGTAGATTCGTTGCAAACTCTATGAGAGAATACGAACAAGGTTTATTCCCAGATGCTACGCATGTGATTAGTGACGAAAGAGAAGAAGTGGATGCAAGAGCAAGTAAAATTGAAATGAAAAAGAACGCAGTTATTAAATCTGCGGGACTTGGAAAAGAAAGAAAGATAAGTTTGATTATGGTACTTGCAGGTAAAAACCTTAAAGGAAAATCAGACAATTTCATTGAAGTAGAATTGGACAAAATTGTTCAAGGACAATCAAGAGAAGTTTTAAGACATATTGATATGGATGCAGAAGATGTATCAGCACATGCTTTAGTCTTAGAATGTTTACAGAAAAGTGTACTTATGAAACAAGGACACAAAATTTTCTACCATGACAACTTCTTAGGAGGTGACGTATTAGATGTGATAACCTACTTAAAACAACCAGATAACCAACAATTGAAATTAAGATTGATGGCTGCTGTTAACGATTAATTATGACTATAAAGGAAATGCACTTTGACGTAAAGATGAAGCTTAATAAAGTGGATAGCCAAAGCTATAGGAATCTAAAAGTTCCTGAGATAGATTGGGCATTGAATGAAGCTTTAGAACTCTTTATTAAAATGGTAGCTTTCCCTAGGATTAAGACTCGACTAGGTTTTGAAAATGTACAAAGAAATACAGATAATATTAGGACTCTAGTGATTTCATCAGGAACTTTACCAGTAGTTGGAAATGTTTTTCCAATTACAGGTCCTTTAAACTACTGGCACTTTATTTCTGGAAATGTTACTATAACAAAAGAGAATTGCACAAAACAAGCAAGAATAAAGATTAGACAACACGATGATGAATTTGAGTCTAGTCCTTTTGATAAATCTTCATTTGAGTGGAGAACTGTGAATGCAGTTTTTAATTCAGGAGGATTGAGTTTTTTTACCGACGGTACATTTGCAATAACAAGTGCAGAAATTCAGTACGTGAGGCGACCTGCCTATATACACAATGCTGGAGATTATGCAGGAGGGACGTATATTTTACCATCTGGTGTAACTTTATCTGGTACGCAAGATTGCGAATTGCCAATGGAGACACACCGAGAGATTGTGGATATTGCAGTTTTAATTCTATCAGGACAACTTCAAACTTCTGATTACCAATTGAAATTCAGTAAACTCAACTTTAACAACTTAAATAACTAACGTTATGTCAATTAACAATGATGTTTTTACAGTAATTGTATCAACAGGAAACTCTGCACTTATTGCAGCAGGAAATCCAATCTCTGCTTTAGCAGTTAACCAAATGGGATTCTTTGATGCTAAGACAAACCTCTCTATCACTACACCAGCGAGAGAATTCTTTATCGCAATTGGTAAAGATACTACTGGTGGAGCTGTGGTAAATGAGATTAAAACTTCAGCAGGACAAAAAGTCCAAAAGGAGAACATTCGAGCTTTAAGCTTTAGAGAGCACTCAGCTTCACAACCAATGATTGTGAAAGTAGCAGATTATGCTGCTGATTGTGATTCAGACTACACTATCAGAGTGGAGTTTAGAAATCAAGAAATTTATCGAAGACAAGGGTACAACCAATTTACAAAAGCATATTCAGTAAGAACTGCTTGTTGTGAAGATTGTGCATCATGTCCTTCAGGAGATGCTAACGAAATCACTAGTCTTTTGATTAATGAGATAGCAATTCAAAAAGATGGATTGTTGACTACAAACCCAATTGCAAGACAGGCTATGACAATTGCAACACAAGGGGTAGCTGCAAACTATGCTGCTGGAGATGTTATTCTTGTAGCTGATTTAGCTGTAATGATTGCATACAATGCAGTTCAGACTGATGATACTTTGAAAGTATATAGTGACATTGAGTTAACTAGTACTGAATTAGCTATCAAAGCTTTCTGTGCTATTAACGTGGCTTACTTCAAACCAAGACAAACTGAATTAATCATCTCTTTAGTTGATGGATTTGGATGTACTGGAACAGTAAGTACAACTCAAAACCTTGCTTATGAAGAAGGACATGGGTATGATGTACAACAAAAAGAATACCATGCAGGTGGATGGGATAACAACCCAGGACCATACCGAGTAAATGTATCAACAGGATTAGCGAGAGCTATTAACTATGATGCAGTTGTCTCTGAAAAGTATGACCAATTTGCATTAACTTATGACCAATACTCAGTAGCAGGTTGGGGTGAAAACCGTAACAACCTAGCAACTATTGTTGCTATTCCTGCAACTAGTACAGTTACAAGAAATAGTTTTGCTACAGTTTTAGATGCGGTTACCGCAGGATTAGGTTTTGACCCTTTAGCTAACGATGCTGCTGCGGCAAATGTTAATCCAGCAATTGTTGTACCTACGACTGATATTGATGATGTTACATTGGATGGAGATGCCTAATTAGGTATCTTCTCCAATCTTTTAACATTGGAAAAGACCATTTATGATTATAGTAAATGACATAAACATTAGCAGCGATAGCTCATCATTAGATGTGTCTATTGCTGCTCCTGTCGGTGAAGTCTTTGTTTCAGGTAGTATTTGGACTTCAAGTACTTACAAGAGCCTTACGACTTTGATTGACCTAACATCTTTAATGAGTGGAACACTATTAGAGGTTTTTTCTATTCCAGTAGCTACTATTGGAGAAACAGCTTTTAATGGAGTTTTCTTTTTAGAGTTTACTACAGATTTGGGAACTACTAGGACTGTAGCTGTAAGTAATTTGACAATTTACAACCAATGTATTTTAGATAAATTACTCAAGGTTACTTTAATTGATTGTACACCTGTAGAAGTTAATGATTGTAATGAATCAGAACCTTCCACTATCTCTACAATAAACACTTTTTTAGAGGGATTATATTTTGCCTTAGAGCAACAAGATTTTCTCTCAATTCAAAAAATCGAAATTTGCATACAAAAATTGTGTTGTAATGATTGTGGTTGTACTGATACAACAAACACAGACAATCTTACAGGAAATACAATCTTTGCTAATGCCGTTGTAAAATATTAAAATAAAATAAATAAGCTATGTTAAACAAAAAATTCAACAACTTACCTCTTTTAGACCAAATTAAAAGATTACACCAACAAATTAACAAACTGAATGGTGTTTTAAATAATGGGTCAGCTAAATTCACTTCTACATATATTCCTTTTGGACAGGGAGATGGAGACTTAACTGAAAATGCTCAATTCGTTTTAGTGAATCCTACTTCAATGACGGCTCAGAAAAGTTTGTTAATTAATAGAGAAGGAATAGGTCCTAGTAATGGTGCTTGGGGTGCTCTTGATGTATTGGCAGGGGAGTCTTACGGAATCAACTTCGGAGTAACGGATGGAGGTACTGCTATAGATGGGTTTGGAGGTTCTGATTCTCGATCTTATTTTACAAAAGTAAAAGGAACTACTGTTCAAGCAATTGCAGGTATTGGTTCTCTAGCTCCATTAGTTAATGGAGAAAATATACAAGCCAATGAGTTTCGATCTAGTCACTCTTTAAGAATGAATGCGAGAGGTGGAATGAATAGCGTTTCCGTAAATACAATTAGAGGAGATGGAAATCATTCTGTAGATTATAAATGGTTTTCTGCTAACGCTACAAATTCTGGTTACGGAAGTCTTGCTACAGAGATATTTGTGATGAATGGAGAAACTGGACAGATAACTTTTAGTAAATACGGAACAGGTGCAATGAGTGCTGCAACGTTGGGAAAAGTAGAGTCAGGATATGTGACAGTAAGTGCAACGGATGGAACTCAATTAGATAAACCTATTGCAGATTTAGGCGCAAAGTCGTTTGCTAGTTTTGGAATGGCTTTTAATTCGTCTGGCGTAGTTACAGGAAATGCTTTAAACTGGCAGGCTAGAGTGTCCAATAATGCAGGAATAACTTTGACTAATAGTAGCAGAACGATAACACTACCCGCAAATTCGGGATGGTACGAAGTTACAGCAGGTTTTGGTATCAGCATGACATTGGCAACTGATTTTGTAGAATTTAATACTGCTGCCACTACAGGTGCAATTGCAAATAGTACCAAATCACGACACATTCCAAGCACGTCAACTAGTAACAATTCTCCTAATAATATAAACACATCTTACATTAATACTGCATCAGGAGCAGTAGCATTTGAGGTACGAGTAACAGCTTATTCAGGTTCAATTGAAATAGAGTCAGACAACACTTTTTTAATAGTAAAACAAATAAACTAAAATATGTTAAATAGAAAATTTAATAGCCTACCTCTATTGGAGCAAACTAAGAAACAAAGATAAAATTAATAAAAAAAATATATTATGAATAGTCATTTTAAAAACAAACCGCCTTTAGAGCAAATTAATAGATTGCATAAAGAAATTCATCTTTTGGAAAAAAGGTTAAATGAAAATAGTGGAAACTTTCCCTCAAACTTTACCTATAAATCTATTGTATTTGTAGATGCTAGTGGTAATGCAACAGAAGACAATGCTAATTTGAGATTTGAGTCTGCGACAATAGTGGTAGGTGATTATATGAGATTAGGTTCTAATAGAGTAAGATGGGGGTTAGCTGGAGATAATAATTTTGCAGAAGATTGGGGAGGGGATAGATTTAGAACTAAGCATACCAACAGTACTAATGGTGGTTTAACTAACGTCTCTACTACAATTGGAGGTACAGGAGCAGTTCCTACTGAAACATCAAATGGTCAGATATTATTTCAGGACCTATATCGAACTAGGGATTCTAATAGTGAAAATTATAGAGGTGGTGTAACTACACGTCTTAGTAAAGACGGACCTGCTCATAAACTAAACTGGAAATTCGATAGTGGTAATCTTGGGGAAACTATACTTGAAATTGGAGGGGAAAATGATACTTTAAAACTTAATAAATACGGTAAAGTAAATCCAACTCAAACTATAGCGAATACTGGGGGAAATTATACCAATAATTCAACTATTCCATTTTTCAGTAACGAGGGAATATTTACGGAATCCAATGATTTTTTTACTGGGAAAAACACGTCAGGAAGTGCAAATAGTTTTCTATCAATTGGAGGAGTCAAAAACGTTCCTTTGAATACTGGAAATAGTACTTTCGTAGTTTTTGAAGCTACTAATCCTAGTTATGGAAATACCTTTGCTGTTACTGATGACCAAACTTTCTTATACAAAGGAGGTCATGGCTACCAAGCTTTTCACATAAGTGTTCATGGGGGAACTGATAACAGAAATGCAGCTACCTTTGATCCTGTTGGGAGAGCAGGGGTGAGTCCTGGAGGTTACAGAATATCAGCAGCAACTAATGGAAGTGGAACGGGGTCAACTGGGGACTTTCAAGTCTCTATGCTTGCTGAAGTAAATGTTGAAGAGGATGGACTAAATATGAAGTTATCCAATGGTCCTTTTACAAATCAAGATACTTACACATGGATAACTCTTTTAGCTAAGAATAAAGCTATCCAGTTTGCTAGATTTAATAGACCAACTTTAGAGCAGACAACTGCTGATACAAATGGTAACTACACCAAAAGAAGTACTATACCATTCTTTTCTGATGAAGGTATAATTACTGAGAGTCCCACTTTAACGTTTGACACTACTTTAGATTATTTAGTAGTAAAATCCCCGTCAGAAGATTTTGAATCTAAGTACGGAGGACCTTCTTATGCACATTATCCAGTATCTTCTCATCATTATAGTAATGTAGGTGTATCTTCAAGTAGAAACACATACTCTAGAAGTGGAGGTACGGCTGCAATCCCAACAGATGCCCCTAATGCTGTAGTACCTATGATGAATAGATACTATGCAACATTAGGAGGAGCAGAGGTAATACAAGCTCAAGACGGACTTTATATGTCTGATGTAGCAAATAACGAAGCATTTTGGTGCTGGCAAGGGTCTTCTGGAGCTTACTCTCCTACTGGATCAAATGTAGTAGGTAGATTACACTCAATAAGTGGAGTATTTGAATTACCTAAATACGGAGCAGGTACAAAAACTGCAACTACTTTAAGTAAGACTCCTTCTACGGGTCTTGCACAATTTGCAACAGATGGAACTGTACTTGATAAAGCTATATCTGTACAAGCTAGTACTGCTGCTGCTGCTGCTGATGGTACATTACTTACTAATGAAGTTTTCATGGTAACTAATGGAGATGGTACTTCTGCACTACATATTAAAAACTAAATAGAATGGAAACATTACTAAAAAATATATTGTGCCAAATAGATAGAATGAAAGTTTTAGGAAAAGATGTTGATTCAACTTCCCTAAATCTTTTATCTCTACTATTAAAATATCAGACTTACACTACTGCACACAGTCTGACTGAGTATTCTGATAAGATAGATAAACTCCTCTTCCAACTTGAAACTTCCTGTTGTAAGATTTCAAAATAAGTGAAGATGAATGATAATTTTCCAACAGGAAACTTTCAAAAACAGATAGAGTGGTTACGAAGACAGATAATTTGCATTAAAACTGATTGCTGTGATGGAGGAGTGAATATATATACTACTTCTCTTAGTCTTGAAGATGATAGAGAGGTTACTATGGCAGAGAAGAATTTAAGTTTCTTATCTGATACAGGTACATTCTTAGCTAGTGTTACAGGAGGTACTAATAACCACTACTTTAAACTAACGAGTACTGGACCTTCTTTACAATACTTTGATGGAGCAGTTAAGAGTTCAGTTGTAGCAACAGTTACAACCTTGGACTTAGCTTACGTTGATGGTACTGGAACTTCAGCACTCTCTATAAAAGGGACTGGCATAGATTTAACCTTGGGAGCTTCTAAAGACTTGAGGATTAATTCTAATCCAGGTACAAATGGACAGTTAATGGTTTCTCAAGGACCTAACTTACCTCCAGTATGGTCTACTGTATCTTCTCCTGCAAACAGTAACTATGCTATTGCAGATTTAGTAGCTGATAATGCTAGAGCACACACCTGGGCAGGATTTAACCTTACTGAGAACTTCACTACAGGAACTAAATTCCTTACTTTTATAAATGGTGCAGCGATAAATACAATAAGTAATTCGTCAAGTGGTCATGGGACTAGTGTAACTAATGGGACATCTACTTCAGGATTACTAATAGTTCCTGCTCTTTCACAACTCAATTTTGTAAATGGAGGAGATACTGTTCAAATGTCAGCAAGTTCAGCAGGAGTTTCTATAAATCTTGCAGGGAACACTTCTTTACTAATCAATGCTTCAGCAGGTGTAGTAGGAGAAGTTCTTACTTCGCAAGGAAGTACTACAGCTCCCATTTGGACTGCTTTACCAGCAAGTGGAAGTAACAATATAAGTTTCATTGCTTTTGGAACTAATTATAGTATAACAGATGGGGCAGGAACTTTATCAACTCCAATAGTCAATTGGGCATACTCAAATTTGACTGTAACAACCCCTCGTACTCACACTATTGATGCATTAGTAACTTATAACTTTGGTGCAAATAACCAAGTAAAGAATTTCACTACTGGTGGAATAGACTTTGATGCTATTGATGGAACTGAAGTAAATGGATTTACATTCCACTCTGGACAAACTTTTATATCTACTGGAATAACTGGAGGAGATTCTACTAGTTTGAACATGATAGGAGGAGCAACTAACCTTACTCACACACAAGCTGGAGGCAGAGTTAAAAGCTTATCTTTCCAACTTAACTCAGTTGAGATGTATAGTATTCTAGCAGGGTCAAGTTCAAGAATGAAATTAGTGACAGAAGAGATTGCACAAATCTTAGTGACAAATGGAACTAAAATTTCAGAAATTGTTATAGACACAAGTACTATCAATCTGAAATTTACTGGTACAGATTTGAGGTTAAATGGAAGTGCAGGATTAGATGGAGAAGTACTAACTTCAAAAGGACCTGGAGTTGCTCCAGTATGGGGTAAGAAATTAGATTACTTTGTTATAGCAGCAGGTGCAGAAACTTTTGTAACAGTTACAGGAGCATCTTTACCAATATTAACTGCTGAAATTTTAGTTACTAAGAATGGAATAGTTCTTAGACCTGATGCAACAAATGGATATACTCACGTAGCAGCTACAGGAGTTGTCACTTTTAATGGAACAAGTTCTCCTTTAGCAACAAGTGATGAAATCTATATACAATATAAATAAAGTATAGAATTTTTTGGACTTTAACTAAAAAATATTTATCTTTGCGATGTACTGAGGATAGTCCTCCGAGTATTTTCATCAATAGAAATCATATCTTAAACTTAAATTTTAAATTATGTCAAAAGCAGAAAGTCCCGTATTAACTTTTCCAGAACCAATTCATCAAAGACTCCTTGAAATCGTTTTACAAGGCAAGCAGATTGAGCAGGAAAAAAATATTATTTTAGGTACTTACTTCTCAACCCTTAACATCGCAGACCCACAAAGTTACGATATTAATTTGGAAGCAAATACAATTACCAAACAAGAAAAAGTAGCTTCCGTTCCAGTTCCAGAATCAAAAGCACCTAAACGAAAAAGAAAAACAGTCAATTAAAATGGTGTTTAAAGTAGCTTATATAACAAAATTTTTTTTAGGAAAGAAGTCAGTTGTTCTGACTTCTTTCTTACTTAGCCTTTCCCTTGGAGGGATATTAAATCAAGTTTCAACCCGTGTCTCAACTAAAGACTTAGAAGGTTCAATCTTAGTGCTAGTAATTCTAGTTGGATTAACTGTATTCTTTTCTATTATAGATATGATTACAGGAGTTTTAGCTAGACCCAAAGGGTCAAATATTAGTAGTGGTAAATGGGGAAACACAGTAGGAAAACTAGTATCTCTAGTTTTATACTTGAGCTTCAGTTTATTTCTAATGATTATTTTGTCAGATAATTACTTTGTTTTAGTAGTTCTGTTCTCCCCCTTAGTTTTAAACATCCTCAAAGAATATATAAGTATTGGGGAAAACTTAGAAAAACTTAATGGAAAAAAGCCTTATTTATTTTCTGTAGTAGATAAGATATTCTTAATGCTAGAAAATAAGTTTTTCACTCACGTCACAGAAAAAATTAATAAACTAGAATAATATGATTAATAAAGAATTGATTAACCACATACTATCAAACTCAGGACAATTAAGAGATAAGGAAACTTGGTATGATGTGGGAGAAAAATTTCATGTTACTGCCCCCGATGAAGACAAAGCTAAAATAGACAACACTTACAAGAAAAAAGCCGTAGCCAGGAAAGCTCAACAAATCTGGCAAAAATATATAGGTCAAAAGAATGACTTGAAATTAGACAGAGAAACTTATGTCAATGGAAAGTTAAAATTCGAGACCTTTAAGAAGAAGCCTGATTCAGCAGAAATGGATTTTGAAGGCTACAGTTTAGAGAGAGTTACCACCAATCCCTATGGTGGAATGTGGATGAAGTATAAGAAAGATGGACCAACCCCAGACAGCTTCAAAGAAATCCTAGAAGCTGGAAATATCGAAGCTTGGAATATAGATAGAAATATAATTAAAGGAGAATCAGACTTAATGGTTCTTATCTCTGATACTCATATTGGAGCGAAATCTAGTAATGGTGAAGCTTACACTAAAGAAGTATATCAAGCTAGATTAAAATCAATCACAGACAATGTAATTAATAATCAAACTGCACCTTACAAAAGGTTGATAGTAGTTCACTTAGGAGACTGGTTAGATAGTGTATTTACTAATAGTGATTCTAAAACAGGATTGACTACAAGAGGTGGGCATGAGATGCCATCTTTATACTCTCCTGTGGAATCTTTTAAGATGGCTTATGAAACTCACCTGAGTTTTATTAAAACACTTAGAGCAGAGGTAGAGCATGAATCTATGGAAGTTATAATGATGACCAATGCTAACCATGATTCTGATAGTGCTTTTGCAGCTTCAACTTGTTGTGAAATCCACTTAAAATACTTAGACCCTGAAATCAAATACACCACTTCAAGAGATTTTATTGAAACTTTGAAGGTGCAAGGAGTGACTATAGGACTTTCACATGGAAAGGACAGAGAGTATTTGAATAGACCCTTACCTAGAGTGATGACAGAAAAGGTAGAGAATTACTTAATTTCCTACTGTCTGAATCATAACATTAATCCTAAAGAATTTATTTGTTTATCTGGAGACCAACATAATTGGTCAGATACTTTCTCACAAAATTTAAGGTATATCAAATGCCCATCTCTTTTTGGGTCTTCAGAGCATTCAGAAATGAATTATGGAAGGTCTATTATTGGATTTGTAACTGCGGAATTTAAGCCTGGAGCTACAATTAAAAATGGAGTCATTATAAAACCTGAACTATTATAATAGGTGTTTCATTTATTGATTAATTTTTGTATATTTACAGATGAAATCACTTAAAAATCAAATACTATTTTTCTTCCAAGATTTAACCTTTGAAGAAAGCACACATAAATACTTTGTAAAAGGAGACCCACTTGAAAAATCGGTTTCAAAACTGATAAAGGATTTTTGTCCTTTTACTGACTTTAAGAAAATAGCACTAGCTTGTGACAAGAGGGATAATTTGCCTCTAGGTACAACTAGAACCTTTTGGAAAAACAAGTCAGATGTCTCTTTAGCTCAAGGTAACAAGGCACATTTCTTCGGAGAGTATTATCCTTTCAGAAGAAAATTGAAACCTACAGATAAACTTGAAGAAGCTGTGGTCAACTTTTGGAATGATCTTCCTGACCACATTCTTCCAGTTTTTACAGAATTGAAGATGTACCACAAAATAAGAATGTTTGGTGGTATGATGGATATTCTACTTTACAATACAAAGACGAAAAAATTTATTATAGCTGACTACAAAACTAATGAAGACCTCTTTAAAAATTTTAAAGGAACAAAGATGACAGGTCTCTTTTCACACTTATTAGACAGTCCATACAACCACTATCAACTTCAATTCAGTTTTTATCAGATACTATTTGAACAAACTGGATTAGAAGTAGAAGGTAGAGTTCTAATACATCTCAAGCGAGATGGGACTTATATAATGTATGATACAGATGACTTAACTAGTACTTTAAAACAATATTTAAAATGAAAGAATTTAATCGAGAAACTTTTGAACAACTTCTAAAGACAGTTTCTTGTCTTCAATGTGAAGTAGCTAAACTTCCCTCTACTCCCAAATTTACTGCTAATAATATTATTGTTGCTAATGCAGCAGGAAACTTATCAGAAGATGTTTCTCAAAGATTTACATACGATCTCGTTAATGGAATTCTTGATATAAAGAATAGTATAGGTTCTACTGACTACCGAATTCGACATGGAAATGACGGACTTCAATTAAACGGTTATGGTGGAGCAGGAAATGGATTGGTTAATATAAATCATGCTGCTAGTCGTGGGACTGAAGCAGTTCCAACTTCTATTGTAGGCGATACTGTTAATTCAAGAACTTTATTTTGGAGTCATGCTAATAATGCAAATGGACTTGCATCTTATAATTTAGTTGGAGAAGCTCACACAGACACTTATGAAAGAAGTGATGGATGGCATGCAGGTGCTTATACCTGGACAGTTAAACCTATATCAGGTGGAGTAAATTGGTCAACACAGACTGATGTTATGGAACTTACAAGTGTGTCTTTAAGATTGCATAAATATGGTTTAGGTAATATTACTTCTGCTTCTATTACTGCTGCTTTAGGGGCATTAGCTAGTGGAGGTCCTGGAGCTGCTGTTGACTCTGATTTTATATTAGGTGTTAGTAATAATGGACATTTAATTGAAGTTAATAAAACAACCCTTGGTGGTGCTAATCTTTATAATATAGATGGAGAAATAACTGGAAACAGAAATGTGGATTTAAGAAGCTTGGACCTAAACTTTAGGAAAGGTGCATCAGGTTCAGAAACTCCATTGATCTCTTTTGATGGAGGTAGTACAAGAGTTATAGTTGGTGGAACTACTTCTGAAGGCTTTGGTACACTCCATGTTAAGTCTCAAGGAGCAGGAGATTCACAAGTCTTTATTTGTGGAGATACTACTAATACTGTTATTTTAAGACTATTAAATAGTGGTACATTCAGACTTGATGCTTATGGTGAAGGTAATAAGAGTGCTGCGGACTTATCAGAAGTTTATACTAATGGAACAATTTTAGCTCCTGCGGATAATGGAACTATTATTGAAGTGCCTAATCCCGCAGGTGGAACTTATGTTTGGAGGACAACTACTGAAAATTCCAATATTAATAATTGGAGTCCTACTGCCCTTGACATTAGTAATGTTATTTTAAGAAATGGAACTGGAGCTATCAACTGTACAGGACTAGATGCTACTGATGCAATACAAGGTACTGAGAAACAAATACATAACAGAGGAACTGGAGTACTTAGTCTTACTAATGCTGATGCATCATCAACTGTTGGGAATAGATTCAGACTCCCTGGAGCAACAACTCATGCTATAGCTGTAGATGCTGTGGCTACTGTGATTTATAATGGTACGGACTGGTTTTTAAAATCTTCTTCATAATGTTAAATAGCGAAGTAATACAAAGAGTACAAAGCCTGTACTCAAGAGGGGTTCAATCTGATGACACTAGGTTACAGGATAGGCACATATATAATAAACTACTTACGAGTAGAGCTAGACTTTTGGTCCAAAAGGCTAAGAAGAGGCAGAAGATTAATCAATGGAACTATCAGTTACTACCTTGTGTGGAGATGATTGAAGCTGCAAAACATGAATGTCCTTGCTTACCTCCTGTTGGATGTAAGATATTAAGGACTAAAGAAGTGTTACCAAGTGTTTTAACAAACCTGGATTCTCATTTAATACAATCTGTTACTTCAATTGAAGGGAGTATTGTATTTTCTGAGATAACGTGGAAAGAGATGAAGTACAAAGCAGGGGCAAAATATACTAGATTCAAACCTGAGTATTTTCTCCGTGGAGACTATTTATACATTACTACTAAAAATGCTTCAGAAGTTATTTCTATAGAAGCTTTGTTTCAGAATCCAGAGGAGGCTGATACTTTTCCTTCTTACTGTGATGACCCAGATTGTACTGACTGTTCAGACTGCACAAGTGTTTTAGATAAAGTATTTCCTCTTGATGATGACTTAATTGATACAGTAGTTGAGATGGCAAATGCAGAACTTATATCACTCTTTACACAAATGTTAGAAGACAAAACAAATAACTCTTCTGATACAGAAGAACAAAGAACCAAATAATGACAAACATTAGAGACAGTTATAAATTGTATAAAGAGAGTGTTGATAATCCAGTAGACATTAAGACTTACGTAAAGTTGTCAGGATTGTACAACAAGTTTCTAATGAATAAAGTACTCGAAGGAGAGACAGTAACACTTCCTTGTAGGCTAGGTAACATCTATGTTGCAGGAAGGAAACAAAAAGTTAGGTTTGATGAAGATGGCAATGTCCAAGGACTAGCTCCAGATTGGGTAGGTACTAAAAAACTTTGGGAGTCTAATCCAGAAGCAAAAGAAAAGAAACAACTTTTATACCATCTTAATGCTCACACAGATAATGTGAGATATAAATATGTATGGAGTAAGAAGGATGTATTAGTAAAAAATAAAACATTGTATTCCTTGAGATTAACCAGGACTAATAAAAGAGCAGTTCATAAAAGGATAATAGAAGGACAACAATACATAACTAAATATTAATTATGGCTGAATCAATTCAATACATAAGTGTTACGAGAATTTTTAACAAGTTATCTCGTGACCTAAGAGGAACAGAACTTAATGAGTCAGATGTAATAGAGTGGATTGGGGAAGCTTTAGACTTTCTAAGAGTATCTGGAACTCAAGAAGAATCAATAGCATTCATTACTGTAAAAGACCACATGGCAGATGTGCCTATAGGGTTACAGACTGTACTTCAGATAGCAAGAAACAATAACTACTCTTCTGATGAGTGTCTTACAACTGCTGACATAGCTGATACAATTGAAGATACAGTAAACAACCCAGTCTTTTTAGATTGCCAAGGTAAGCCTATTGTAGATTATGATGTTGCATACTACAGACCTTTCTTCGATTTACAATGGGAATATGACCCTTGGAGTAGAAGTAACTTGTATGCTACTCAATACACTCCAGTAAGACTTGCTAACCATACACTATTTGGAAGTATTGTTTGTAAGGAGAAAGGCTTTGATAATTTGTACACAAGTAAAAGTGATGAGTATAATATAGTGGGAACTGATGAAAAGAAATTTAGATTCTCTTTCCGTGAGGGTTCTATTGCAGTCTCTTATTTGAAGACTGCTACAGATGAGGAAGGCTATCCATTAATTCCTGACCAGGTATCTTATATCACAGCTATAACCTACTTTGTAAAGTGGAAACTTGCAGAATGGTATGCTTGGAACAGTAGAGATGGGTCTGTTGGTAACAGAGACTACAATGAAAAGAGATGGTTAAAGTATGTAAGACAAGCTAAGAACTGGACTAAGATGCCAAAAGGTATTGACCAGTATCAAAACTTACTTGAAGAATCTCATTACCTTATTCCAAGACTTAAAAAATATTATGGATTTTTTGGTAACTTAGGTAGATCAGAAGACAGAGTGTTCAATGACCCAGACTACAGAAAAAAATTCGAGTCTTACGACAATTTATAAATTATGGCAGAAAAAAATAATGTTAACAGATTAAGTAAAGGAATTAGTACTGATGTTTCTCCTATTGACCAAAAGCAAGGGACTTACAGGTATGCTAAAAATGCTGTACTTGAAAGCCGAGACGGAAATATTGGATTCCTTTCTAATGAGTTAGGGAATGAAGTTTGCGCTTTGTTCCCTACTGGTTATACACCAATAGGTAAAGAGTACATGACTAATGGAGAAGTTGCTATCTTCCTAGTGAGCTTAGATGATGCTACATCTGAGATAGGTATTCTAAAAGATAACTGTACTTATGAAACTGTAGTTAATACTAACTTAGGTTTTAAAATAAAAAATCAGATAGACGCTACTTACAGATTGAGAAGAGGTTGTGAAAGAACTGTCTACTTTACTGATGGTGCTAACAAACCAAGAATATTTAACTTTGATAGTCCAGAAGACTTTCAAGATGGAGCTGGAGCTTGGGTTGAAACTAAGTTCAATCTATTCAAGATTTATAATAGCATTCCAAGATTTTCAAATATTGAGATTGCGGAGACAGGACAATTACCTCCTGGTTCATACAACGCTGCTATACAGTATCTTGATGAAGACTTTAATCCTACAGAATGGATTAATACTACAGACACAGTTATTATTTACAATGATAATGGTAAGTCAAAGCCTTTTAGAGATGTAAGAGGTTCTACAAATGCTATCACGGATTACCAAGACTATGGTAATACTAATAAGTCCATCAAGTTTACACTTAGTAACTTAGATGAAACCTTTTTATTTTATAGAATAGCTATCATTGAAGCTAACAATGGTTCTGGAAATGTGAGTAGAGTTGTTTTCTCAGGAGAGATTTCTACTAAAATACTGAGTTACACTTATACTGGAACTAATGGACAGACTGAAGGTACTGTACAAGAGATACAACAGTTTAATAATATCATTGAAAGTGCTAAACATATTGAGCAAATTGAAAACAGACTAATTTTATCTAATACACAAGGTAAGCAAATTAACTATTGTAGATTACAAAAGTATGCTTCAAGAATTAAAGCTAATCTAGTTACTGAATCAGTAGTACTTAATGATCTAACTTTTGAGAACAATCAAAAGAGACCTGAACACCACCTTGAAAAAGTAGGCTACATGCCAGGAGAGATATACTCTTTTGGGATTGTATGGGTATTTGATGATGGCACTACATCACCTGGTTATCATATTCCAGGTAAAGCTTCAACTTACAATTCTCTGATGAGTTCAGATAATGTACTAGAGAATAGTTTCTATACTGAGAATGATAGTTGTAGTGGAGAAGACTTTTGGGGATATGATTCTCAAGGGACACCTTTAAAAAATACAGCAATTAGACATCACAGATTCCCACTAAGAAGTAAAGTTAATAAACCTTTAGTTACAAGTCTTGGTTCAAGTACTGAGTTAACTCAGAATGTTTTATCTCTTACTATTACTGGAACTATTGCTGACCCTCCTGTAAGTGCTTCGACTATGGAGGTGACTGTCAATTATACTATTGATGCTGTTGCTGCTACAGAAGTTATTGACATAAACACAGAGACTTATGACCCAGCAACAGGAATATTAAATCTTCAGATAACTTCTAACTTAGGTGTGTTAGTATTTGTAGATGTATTAGAAACTCCTGATGCAGGTGGAGCTGGTGTTGCTCCTTCAACAAATTCAACTTTAACTTATGTTGGTACAGTTACAGAAGAAACTGTAATCTTAAATGATATAGTTTATACTTCAGACATATTTGGGATTAACTTCTCTAATATTGATGTACCAAGTGCTGATGACCTTAATGGAGAAGTTGTAGTTGGTTACTACATTGTGAGAAACAAAAGAGAAGAAGCTGAGAAGACTATTTTAGATACTGGTGTTATCACACCTTTACTTGAAGAAAAGAGAGCAGGAGTCAGTAAGTTTGTTTCCTTTGGACACATAGCACCAGAGAGTGCAGATTTAAAAGATGATGTATTTGCACTAGTTCACCCTGAACATAAATTTAGACAAAAAGAATATACAGGTGTCACAGAGTTGATACAAGAAGGTGAGTATGTTATAACAAGTAGAAATGTTTCTTCCCGTGTTACACAAGATGTGCTACCTGGGACTTCTTACGATGCTTCTGTAAATAAAAGAAGAGAGAGGGATTCTGATGGTTTCGATTTACATACTATTACTAGAAACAACAATGTTACTTATAATGTAAAAGAAGGAACTCTTGCAGATCAAGCTGACATAAATGAAGTCTTTTATCTTGACAGTCTTTTTAGTAAGACTATTACTGACTTAGGTGGAGATAGAAAAGACATCTTCAATATGTCAGGAGATAACAAGACTGGAATCTTACACTTAAATAAAACTTTAGATACTGTTGATCTAAGAGATAATCTTCCTTATGTAGTTATGAAGAGAACTTTAACTGACCCTTATGGGAATTTTAGAGTGCTACCTTATTACAAGGAGAATGCAAACACAATTAACCTTAGTGGAGCTACAGAGAATACTGTAACAATCTTTAATGGAGATTCTTATATCTCTTCAATGAGATATGTTTCTTCAAGTTACTATGACCTAAGAATCAAAGATAGAGATAGAAAATCAGGAGCACTTAATTTTATTATAGGTGTTCTTGGAGTTATTACTGGAGCTGTTTTAATTGCTACAGGTGTTGGAGCTGCTGCTGGTATTGCTGTTATTGGTTTTGGAGTTACACAACTATCAACAGGATTTAAAGTTGCACAAGCTTCAAGAGTTTACCAAGATTTGTATGACCAAGGTTTACAAGATACTGTAGATGATGCTGCTACCCAACAATACTTTGCACCTGACCCACAAGATGATGAATTACAATGGATGACAGATGTTGTCACTAACCTTTGGTTTGAGAGTAGTGTGAATATGAATTGGAGACAAGGGAATACTGTTGGATTAACAGATTTCTTACCTTCTCCTGGAGACGTAGATACAGAAGCTTTAAATGGTTATGCCCTGGAGAAAGTTACAAACATAGACCCTTCAGCAGATGGAGGTAGAAACTACCAAGGATATTGCAAATCTGAGATATATGAAGTGAATGCAGATTACTTTAGAAGAGATAGAGAAAAGATTTTCTTTCATCTTGCTTTAGAGTATGACTGTTGTACAAAGTGTCTTGAGCAATTTCCACATAGGACTTATAATTCAGAGCAATCTTTTCAAGAGGAGCTTACAGATAACTACAGAATCTTCTTACCTAACAACTATAGAGATATGGAAGGAGAGACTGGTATTATAACAAATGTATTCAGAATACAAAACAACTTGTACATTCATACTGAAGAAGCTTTGTGGCATTTACCACAGAACATTCAGGAAAGAGTTACAGGTGACATTATATCTTTTATTGGAACTGGGAGTTTCTTTAGCATTCCTCCAAGAAAAATATTAGATGATTCTTCAGGTAATTCCGCAGGAACACAACACAAATGGGGAATGCTTAAAACTCCTCACGGAGTGTTTTTTCCTTCTGAAAATCAAAATACTCTTTATAAATTTAATGGGAACGACCTTGTTCCTATTAGTAACTTAGGTGAGTATAGTTGGTTTAAAGAAAACATTACATTGAACCAAGATAAGACTTATTTTAATGATACAGGTAAACAGTACCCTTATAAAGATAACCCTTCCAATGATTATGGTACAGGGTTTATATTAACTTATGATTCTAAATTTGAAAGAGTCTTAGTTACTAAGAGAGATTTCTTAATTGATAGTGGTCTTTTAAATTCTACTCATGGAGACTATACGATTTGTGTATATAATGGACAACTCCTTGCCCACCTTAACATCTCTGAAACTATTGCTGCTGAAGCTTTAGATGGATGGTATGTTACAGGAATGAATGAGAACTGTTACCTATGCTTTGAAAAGTTGACTACAGAGATTATTCAAACTGAGGTAGCAAGTACTATACCTAACGATGCAGACATTCATGTATTCTTTGATACTTCAGGTTCATTTGGAGGTATCAATGATTCTTGTTTAACGAGTATTGATGATGCTATTGATGAGTGGATTGTAAACTATGCACTAGCTAATCCTGATTGGACTGGAACAGTTTATAAGTATGAAGATAATACAGAGAGATGGATTAACTACCCTCAAATTATTGCAAGTACAACTTACTCAGGGGTTGATTTATCAACTAAAGATATTATTGTAATTTCATTTTGTAATGAAGCTACACCTATTTATCATGATTCAAGTTTAGATAGTCCAATTGCTCCACCAACAGCAGCATACCTGGCTGATTTTAATAACTTTAAGACACTCCATGGTTTGTATAAATCTTTTATCGGAGTAGCTTATCCAATAGTATTTGGAACAGATGCAGGGTCTTGTGGAACTGGTGGAGGTAGTGTACCTTCGTCAAAGAATTTCTTGTCGCATTCTATTGCTGCAACTTTTGGACTACCTCTGACTGTTGAAGAAGTAGCTTCAGAATTGGGTTCACAGAATCCAGGCTTTACTGCTGGAGAATGGGCAGACCTTAAAGTTACCTTACAAGGAATTAATCCTTACCCTGATGATGGACTAAAAGATTATGGTTGGGCAGGTAAATGGGACAGAGCAGCTAATACTTCAGGAGAGGTAATTGATTCTGTACAGTTTCAAGTTGATATGGAAGACATTTTAGCTGGAACAATAGTGACAGAAATTGTTGATGTAGCTGTACCAGTATTTGAAACACAATGCTTACCACCTACACCTTTAGTATCTGCAACTCTCCTTGATTGTTCTTGGACTCAGAGTTTCAATATCAAGTTTGATGCCTGGGTAAGTTTTCATGACTACACACCAAACTTCTATATAAATACTCCTGATAAATTTTACTCTTGGGATAACATTAGTGGGAGAGCTAACTTATATAAACATAATGCTGAGAACTTATATCAAACTTACTATGGTGTTAAGCATGACTTTATTGTAGAGTATGTTTCACTATCAGAACCATTAGGAACTAAAGTCTGGAATCATTTAAAACTCTTGACTGAAGCTAAGAAGTATGATGCAGTAACTAATAGTCAAGTAGATCAAAGGTTTGTGACTTTTAATAAGATGATGTTGTATAATTCAAGACAGAATAGTGGAGTTCTTAACCTAGTTTCTAAAGATACTCAAGCTGACCCTGCAAATTACATGTCTCAACAGTTGTCAAATACTGTAGGAAAGTCTTTAATAAACAGGAATGAAAGAGACTGGAGTATCAATGACTTTAGAGATATGGTTGGAGATTACAGTATTCCAATGTTTGATAAAACTAAACTTTCTCTGCAAAGTTCAACTTACTTGGATAAAGTGTTGAATGCACCTGCTATGGATTATGGAAAAGATTGGACTCAACAGGAAGTATTCCGTGACAAATACTTGATTATAAGGTTAATATTTAATACCTTTAATGATACGCAGTTAATATTAAACTATTCAGTAGAAAATGAAATCCCTTCACAAAGGTAAATAAATAAATGAACTTAACTTCAAAATAATATGAAAAAGAAAACAAGAAAAAAGTATGGGACGGGAACTGCTGTAGTAGACTACATGGAGAACCCTTACTCTGCTTTACAACAACATAAGATCAATAATGCCAAAGCTGCTTCTGAAGCTGCGAATAATCCTTTGTGGAAAGGGATGGACATGGCTGGAAACATGGCTATGCAATATGGTATCAGCCAAGGAGGATTTGGTGAAAGTGCTTTGGGTGAACTTGGAAATTCTGCGTTACCTATCTTAGGCAATATGGAATTTGCCAATGGAGGTCAAGTACCAAATGTTCCTGTTGAAGTTGAGGGTAAAGAAGTTGGGGAATTACCTAATGGAGAACTCTTAGATTTTAAAGGAGCTAGTCATGAAGAAGGTGGAATCAATGTAGACTTGCCAGGAGGGACAGAAATCTTTTCTGACAGAGTTAAGATTAAAGGTAAGTCTATGGCAGACAGAAAGAAAGCTAGACAAAAGAGGGAGACTAAAGTAACTAAGAAGTCAAAAGGTAACCCAACTGATGCTTTATTGAAGAACACATTGAAGAGAACTAAAACAACTAATCAAATGCAAGATAGATTTGACAAGCAAGTTCAAGAGATTATTACTGGAATTCAAAATCTTGGTAGTAATACTGGACCTCCACAACAAGGTGGCGGTCTTCCACCAGAAGTAGATGGAGAGTTTGCTTATGGAGGTAAGGTAAGTTATGCTGGAGGTGGCACAGTTATTCCACCAGAGCAATGGTTACAAGACCAAGGTATTGCTGGCAACTATCAAGAGATGTTAGCAAGTGGAGAATGGGGAGATAAGTATGGTGCTAATTACAATGCCTTTTTGAATAACCCTTTTCCAGGAGTAAATCAAAATCCACAAGTACCTAATTCACCTGGCATACCATCTAGAAACTCACAAGCTACATTACCTAATCAAGAATTCAAAAATCCAGGAGTGGTTAATAATACTCCAGGTTTAGAGTTTAATTTTGATAATAATGTTTTTACAGATAGTATACCTGGTGCAGACCCAATGAATGCAGATGCTTTTGCTGACATGACAACAGGAACTGAACCTAACCCTTTTCCTGGAAATGGCAGTAATGACAGTAAACGAAAAAATCCTTTTGCAGAGATGGACTTTAATGACCCAACAACTTTTGGAGATAAGGTAGGACTTGCAGGAGATTTAATATCTACATTCTCAGGTAAGCAAAATACATTAGAGAATAGAGCACAAGATACTCCGAATATTAATCCTTATGTAAACTATGGACAAAAAGGTTTACAGACTTTAGATAAGACTAAAGGGATGGTAGGAGAACTTAGAGATAATCAACTAGCTGATTTACAGTTATCAAAGACTGCACAGTTAAAGCGAGGAAGAAATTCTGCAAGAGGTGTAAACACTCAGAGAGCTTTAGACTTAGCAGGTACTCAACAAGCTGACCAAGCTGCGGGAAATATTAATGATGCTTATACAGGTCAACTTATGGACATCTTTGGACAGCAAGCAGGTATGGAGAATCAACAAGATCAGATAGTGATGTCAGGAGAAGGAGCAAGAGACTTAGCTGACAGACAAGATACAGATAACTTCTATACTCAACTTGGTAAAGACAAAGCTACTATAGGAACTGGATTACAAGAGACAGGTAAAGATTTGAATGCTATCAAGCAAAATCAAATGATTGAGAATCTTATTGGGCAGCTTTCTAAATATGGAATTACAATTGACGACAAAGGAACTTTAACAACTAATAAATAATGGGACGATTTTATCAAACATCTGAAGGGAAATTTGTAGACAATAACATGTACCAAATGCCTTATGAATTGGCAGGAGAAGTTATTGGGAATGCAGAACAGAGAGTAGACGAGCAAGTAGCAGAGACAGAGCTACTTACTGGAGCTGTAGATAGTATTCAACACTTGAATTTTGAAGCAGAGAACACAAGAGTAAAAGGAATTCAAGATAAGTATGGTACTCAGATAGATGAGTTGACTAACACTATCATGAAGAATCCTTTAGAGTTTCAAAAGAACATGCCAGCTTTGAAGAAGATTCAAAGAGACTTGATGCAGAGTAGAGATTCAGGAGACATCTATGATATTGAACAAAGACATGGAGACTATTCAAAATGGGCAACGGAGAACAAAAAAATTAAAGAAGACAATCCTGATTTGTATAATCAAATGAGTAAGCATTGGTATAGTGATATTGAGCAGAGAGGTACAGAGAATGCTAACGCTAGATTTAAAGGTACACAGATTGTAAATAGACCTGACCTTTCTAGTAAAGAATCTCAAGAACGTTTTAAAAGTATTAAAGCTAATCTGGTTGAGTCCATAACTCCAGATGGTATGTATAAGGTTGGTAACAAATCTGTGACTGAAGAAAGGGTAGCTCAAATTGCTATGGCAGAATTACTATCTGACCCTAGCTTCAAAGGGTACACAGAACAGATGGGAAAGACTTTAGGACAAGAAGGTTTTTTTGATGCTCAAGGTAATCCTACTAACATCTTTGATGAAAATGGCAAGTTAAATTCTGCACACCCTTTTGCAAGAGATGTTGCAAGTGCTGCAAGAACTTATGGTTTTTCTGAGAATACTTTAGATGAAGCTCCTTACCAAGCTGATAAATTAAAAGCAGGTTACAACCAACAAAGAGACAGGAAAAAAGCAGGTTATGATATAGGAGCAGCTAAAAATAAAGAAGGTACTGATGCTCGACTTGAAGATCAAAAACAAAAAGGAAGAATGGAACTTGCTAGGTTGAAAGACTCTACAAAAAGAGGTCAGATGAAACTTGCAGTTAAGTTAGAAAAAGATGAAGCTATAGCAGTTGGAGATATTGAAACTTTAGATAGCATTAATGTTTCTTCAAGACCTTACAGAGTTGCTACTATCGCAGAACAAAAAGATATGGGGACAACCTATATGGATTTATCAGCTAAGACTTCAGCAGGTAAAACTTTAACAGGACAAGAACAGATTGACCTTAATAAACTTGATGGTTTATATGGACCTGTTGTTGAAGCTCATGGAGATGATATTATTAGAGCAGCAGGTGAAGACCCTGCAACTTATAAAGACCCTGCAAGGAAATCAGCGAGAGTTAAGAAACTACTTTCAGAGATATTCCAACTTAGTGACCCTGATTTTGGTATCAAGACTACAACTAGACCTTATGACCCTAAGAGAACTTTTGAGCCAACTACTAGTCAAGACTATTCAGAAAGACACAGAGTCCAAGGAATTAAAGATGGGGCGGAGAAAGTTCTTGGAAACTTTGGTGAGATGATTGCAGACAAGATGATTCTTACTAGGAGTCACATGCCAGCAGGAGGTTCAAGTGAAGTGGGTAAGACTGGGATGAAGTTTGTGAATACTTTACACTTATCTTCTACAGAACCTATTGTTCAAGATATTAATTCAACTGCTTACGATGTTCAAGGGAAGAAGAGGTCAGGAGAAAGAGTTGATGTAGATACAAGTTCTTTTGCAACAGGAGAGACTTCTAGTCCTATGCAATCTATTATGCAAGCAACAGGTACAAACTCTCCACAAGAACTAGCTGAAGCAGGTTATGGAAAGTATACCTGGAGACAAGAAAGAGGAGATTTTATTGTAGACTTTATTCCTAACAATGCGGCTTTAAAAGCTCAGGGAGTAGATGTTACAGATAGCTATTGGAATCCAGACGGCTTCTCTTTGAGATACAATAATGTATCAGGAGATGTTTGGAAGAATTTTGATATGAGTAATCCTGAAGTGAGAAGAATGAGAATGGAAGCTGATGTAACTTATTCTGAAGCTGCACAAGTTGTAGATACAAATATTGCAGAATTAAAAGCCACTAACTATGAAAACTCTAGACCATTTGCAATGGGAGGAATACCAGAGGCTCTTTTTAAAATTGATTATGACCAAGAGTCACAACAATACATTATGATGCAAAGCTTTGATGGAGATAAAAATCTAAACTGGTCTGATATAAAAGAGCAAGGTTTATATAGTTTTACTTCCGATCCTGAAGAATTAATCTTACTTTTACGTGAGAAAGTTATAGCTAGAAATAAAAAATAAAAATCTAATATGAGCAAAGGTAGAAAAATTAATATAAGTGTAGAAGAAGCTTTTGGAATTCCTGCCCAGAAAAAAGGACCAGACACTATCAACCCAACTACTGACCCACTTAAAAAAAGTAATGGAGGTCCTATTTCAGAAAGTTTGTCTCCTGAAAGTTTAAGAATACTAGAAGAAACTAAAGGTGCAAAAGCAGGTGGTGCTGCTATTGATAAAGGTTCTGAATTATTTAGATTACAAGGAGGAACTTTTAGTGTAGACGAAGCTATCAACTATAATGCTAACCTAGCTGCTAACCAATCTTTTGGAGAGCAAGTAGGGAATGTGACTATGAATGCTATACCAACTTTTGCAGCAGGTTTCTTAGACAACTTTAACTATGATATACCTGACATGGTAGGCTTAGTTAGTGGACAAGAAAAAGAATATGGTAACTGGCTCACAGATATAACTCAGTCTTTAAGAAAGGCTGGGGATGCCCCTGTTTATCAAGAAGGAGATTCTTTAGCTGACCCAACTTACTGGGCAAAACAAGCACAGAACTTTTCTTATACAGCAGGATTGATAGCAGGTACAATGGTAGAACAAGCAGCTATGACAGCTCTTACTGTTGAGAGTTTGGGTGCTGCTGCTCCTCTGCAAGCTTTAAGTTTAGGTAACAAAGCTAAACTATTTAAGAATGCTGCTTTTGGTACATGGAAAGGTGTACAAGAAGGATATATTAATGCTCTTGAAACTTTTGAAGGAACAAAGAAGAAGTATGAAGGATTAGGTTACTCACAAGAAGAGGCTATCAAGTATGCTTCCGAGGCTGCTTCTATTGGATATAAGATGGAGACTGGACCATTAATGGTTTTAAATGCTCTACAATTTGGAGCAATAGGAAAACTAAATCCTTTTGGGAAAAGTGCAGGAGTTAACACAGGTTTTGGAGGTGCAGTAGAATCAGCACTCTCTCCAGCTTTTAGTAGAATTGCATACAAGCCTCTATCTAAATTGGTAGCAGGTGGAGTTAACATTGGTTCTGAATCTGTTGAGGAGATTATTCAAACTGGTGTAGGTAGATATGCTGAACACAGACAACTAAGCAAAACTAAAGATACCTTCACAGATTTTGAATTTTGGAATAATGAAATGAGAGACTCTGCCATTGGTGGAGCTTTTGGTGGTGGTGTGTTTACTGTTGCAGGGAGTGTCTCAGATAAGATTCAAGATAAGAAGACTGGTGCAGTTCAAGGAAGAATTTATGATAACTTTATAACAAATAATAAGAAAAGAACTGAGCAACATACTATTGAATTATCTCAAGCTATTCAAGAAGGTGATGTAGAAAAGCAAAGAAATATAGAGTTCAAGATGCAGAGAGAATCTGTATTTGAAGCTTTAAAGTTAGATTACACTTTGAAAAAAGAAACTGCTTTTGACAGTCACATTAAAACTTTAGAAGGAGCTTTAGAAGCTATTCAGAATAAAGACGTAGAAGCACTAAAGAAATATGGGTTACTTGATGAAGCTTCAATAAAGAATGCTTTGCAAAGTTTCCCAAGACTTATTGCTCAATCAAATAAAATAAAAGAGACTTTCTTAAAGAACTATGAGAAGAGTGAAGACTTTACAGTTGCAGCTACTCTTACAGATAGTCAGATGGTTAGTGACAACTCTATCCGTTACATAGAAGAAAACAAAAAAAGTGTAGAAGAATTTAAAAGAAAAAACTTCTCAGGTCTATCTCCTCAAGGTCAAGTTCACATGAACAACCTTTTAAGAAAAGAAGAGATTATGATACAAGCTGGAATCAATAGTATTTCAGCAGCAGAGAGAACAGAATTAGAGAGTTTAGAAGAGATGATTAATACTGGAGATGAAGGCTTATCAGAACTTGATAGGAATTTATTCAAGACTTTAGATGCTAGTGAAATTCTAAACACTTACGTTGAAAACGAGAATCTTAAAAAAGTTCAGGGGACAGCTACAGAAAGAATAGAAGAGTGGAGCAAACCTGGAAAAGCAAAAGAAGTTAAAGTAAATGAAGCTGTACAAGAAATTAAGAAAGCTACATCTAAAGAGGCTTTGGTGGAAGTTAAAGAAACTTTAGAGAAAGAAAATGCTTTGACTCCTAAAGTTGAACAAGTCATTAATGCTAAGATAGTTGAAGCTGAAGTAAATGCTACTGTTCCTCCTCAAGAAGAGGGAGAGAACTTTGCAGAGATAGAAAGAGAAACAGGTCCTCCTCCGAATCCTGTAAGAGAAGAAACTGCTCAAGAGATTAATGCAATCTTTGAACAACTTGAAGCTGAATATGCAGAGACGGATAACTTTACTACGTTGTCTGATGAACAATTATTTGAGCCTGTTGATGTATCTGATATGTCAGATGGTCTTAGAAGTAAAATGCAAAAGGCTGTAGGTCAATACTATGAGAACTTGAGGACTGAAAAAGATAACCCAAGTTTCTCTGACTTCATTCAAGACTTTATTAAGCATAATGCTAAAGACTCAACAGATAGAATCTTTAATGCTTTAGTAGAAGGTTGGAAAGCTAATGGTTTACAAGAAGCTGACTATGCACAAGTGTATGCAAATATCTTTAAGAATAGAAAAGATATTGCTTTTGATATTCTTGGTATTGCAAATGAGATAATTGGAGAAGCTCCAACTGTAACTGAAGTTGCTAGTGAAACTAAAAAGGTTTTAGAAGAAGTTCAAAAAGAGGCTGCACCAACTGTAGCTCTTAATACAAATAATGAACCTGTATTAAAAGATACAACTCCTTTCAGAACTTCACAAGCAACTTTAAAGGCTGCTCATTTATCTATGCCTTATAATAGAGAGTTTGTAACTGATGAAGATGGTAATGTAACCGTTGTTGATACTGATGACTCTACAGAATTGCTGACTGGCAATGATGTAAATTCAATGAAGCTTTTGAATCCTGATTTATTTAATCCAGGTACAGTACTATCTGTAAGCATCCCACCTAACTATATGAATATGAAAGTATCTGTATGGGAAGATGATATTACTAAGGGTAGGTCAATTACTTTTGGAGAGTGGATGGCAAAGAACAATGTGACTAAAGGTTCTCCAGAGTGGATTGCTAAAGTTCCAATGGTAGCTACTGACCAAGATGGGGAAAATGTCTTTATGATGCATGATACTGATTGGTATAATCCTGTAAATGTTGGATTAAAAGATAGTCCCGCAGACCAGTTTAGCATTATCCAAGAAGCTAACTTAAATCTTATGAATGTAAGAAACAAGTTACAGGATGTTGGACAAAGTTTTGAGATTACTATTACAGTTAAAAGACCTGGGACTTGGAAGCTAGTGGATAAAAATTCACCTCCAATAACAATTAACCAAGCTAATCCACAAACTAAATTTGCTATTGCTAATAAAGATGGGGACTTAGTTATAGAAGCTAATGAACTCTTAGAAAAAGATGATGTCAACTTATTAAATACTAAGAAAGACTTTAAAGATGGTCACACTTACCAAATCAGGAGAGGTGTAAATAAGAATGAAGTTATTGCTTTACAAGTGTTTAGAAATAAATTATCTGAGGATGCTGTAAATACTGTCAATGGCTTAGTTGAAGCTTACTTATACCAAAAGGATGAAGGTGGTTCTGTATCTGACTTTGCTAAAACTAAAGAGGTTAGAGAACAAGTACTTACTGCTACAGGTCTTGATGTATTTAATATGAGAGATTTTGAAACTCTTATTAATATGTATATCCCAACTTTAAGAGGTAAGTTTGGAAGTCCTGCTAGTGTATCTATAGAGGTAGAAAAGAACCCTAGAATTCCAAATGGAACTCCATACTTTGTTGTACAGAAAGGAGCTTTTGTATTTGGAGTTAAAGGGCAAGAAATTGTTCCAGGTAAGAAAGCATACTATATTCATCCAATGAAAATGAAGGATGAAGGTGGACCTGCACAAATGGCATTTAGACTTAGAAAGTTTACAGCTATGTTACCTAATGCAACACAAAACATATCTAAAGAAGGTTTATCTACAGATAGAAATACAGTTGTTATTGATAAAGATAAAAATGTATTCCCTAAAGAATCTTATAGAGAATTCTTAAAGAATACTTTAACCACTACAGTTAAATCTTTCAATGTAGGGACAAAAGATAAACCAGTTTATGCTACTTATGTACAACCTGTAATTAATTTTGAAGTAACTGGTGAGTCTAAAGTAGATGTAGCTAATCCTACTCCTGCTAAAGTGGAAGAGATTAAAGTGAAGATGTCAGAGGCTAAAAAAGCAAACCTATCTTTAGAACAAAAAGTAGGTTGGAATGAAGGTTTTTCAGAATCGGAAATAGAATTTGCATTAAATAGTGATAACGTAGAAATTAAAGAGACTGTAGATAATCAAGGAAATTCTGAAATTAAAATTACTGAGAATGGAAATTATGTAGGGTCAATAACTTTATCTCTTGAAATAGAAGGGTATTTAGGAGTTAGCATAACAGTTGGAGTTGAGTCTCAAGGAAAAGGTATTTCAAAACATTTATATAATTTAGCTCTTGCAAGTGTTAAAGAAAAAGGAGGGAAAGGTTTATATTCTATAGACCAAGTATTAAAAACTCCTGAAAAAAGTAAAGCAAGTAGAGCAAATTTTAAAACTTCTCTTTTAGGAAAAGAAGATTCTAAGATAAGAAAAACATTACAATCAGTTTTAATTAATGAATTAAAAGGTGAAAAAGCTGTAGTTACTTTGATTACAGATGTTTCAGATTCTTTTGCAAAAAAAGGAGCAATTCAATATAAAACAGAAACTACTGAAGCTCAAGAAAGAGCTGCATCTGAGCAAGCTGAAGAAGCTATAGAAAGACAAGTTGAAGAAGGTCAAGCAGCTTTTATAGCAAATGAAGAAAGAAATAGAAGAGAAGCTGAAGATGTAGAGATGGCTGCTTTAACTAAAAAAGAACAAGCTATTGTACAAAGTTCTCCAGAGAAGTTTGAGACTGTTGAACCATTAAAAATTGAAGAAATTACTTCTGATGTTTCTCCTGTTGACAACAATCAAGAACTTATAAAAATAGGAACTAAAACAGTATTAAATAGTAATGAAGAATTAACTAGAATTGGGAAAGATAATAAAAGACTTTCTAAAATAGCTAAGTTAATGGCTGCAAGAATTTCTAGCCTTACAAACAGGATAGTTAATGCAGATTTAGATAGTGCAGGTATTGCAATGACTAATTTTTCACAAGACTCTATTGACGAAAATGATAATTTTTTAGAAGGTTCTATTTTAACAGATGTTGCTATTGATGAAGAAGCAATTCAAACTGTAGTTTCAGCAAGAGAAGATTTAGCTGATTTAAGGGATGAAACAATAGTTCACGAAGAAATCCACAGATACACAAAAGCTTTATATGTTATAAAAGAAGCTGCTGGAGGAGGGAGTTTAACTGACTTTGGTTTTACTGAAGCAGAAGATACTTTTATGGCAGAAATTGAAGAACTTTATCAACAATATTTAGAAACAAACAACACTAATTCTGATTTTGCACAACCTAATACTAGCATAGAAGAGTTTATAACTTACGGTTTAACTAACGCTGCTTTTATAGCTGAAATAGATGGAATTAAAGTAGAAAATACTAGCATATTAGATAAGTTAATTGCTGCTTTATCTAAATTATTTGGAGATAAAATTTCCATTAAGCAAGCATTAGATAAGTCTTTTGAAAATTACATGAAAGCAGAGACTCACTTAGAAAAAATAGCTGTTCAAACAGAATATTTTACAGCTAAAGAATCTGTTCCTGTTACTAATCCTCCTGCTGTAAAAAGTGCAGCAGAAATTCAAAATCTTAAAGACTCTATTGCAATGTTGTTACACTTAGGAGTTTCTGAAAATGCTCCAGAGATGCAAATTCTTAGAGATGAGTTAGGTATAGAATATCTTGACGAACCAACAATTATTACTTCTGAAGACATTGCTAAAATGAAGCAAGATGTTACAGGTGTACCTGGATTAACAATAATACAGGATTTCCAAGTGACAGATTATGTTTTCAATGAAGTCTCAAAGAGAATAGACTTTAAGTTTGGAACTAAGGTAGATAAGAATGAGATTTTAAAAGATGTCAAATCTTCTTACTTTGATTTACTCGGACCAAAGCAAAAAAATAACATGACTACTATTGCCAACTTAGAAAAGATGGTAGTAAATAGTCCTGGCTTAGCTCCAGTAGTTGAGAGAATGAAAAAAGAAGTTCAAGTTTATACTACTATTCGAGATAACTGGAAAATGATTGAGAAAGGTGGTTTAGATAAAGTGAGAAAATTCACAGGTATTAAGGAGACTAATGACACTATGGAAGTGTTGAATGAAAATGGGGAAGTTGAAAAGAACTATTCTAAGACTTCACTTGAAGAAGGAGGTAAAGGAACAGCTTCTTATAGATTAAAAAGATTTCTTGCAGGTATCAAAGAAGTAGATGCCAATGGAACTCCAAAGACTGGATTCCTTGGAGTACCAACTTATGTAGGTTTTGATGTAGCTTATGCAACAATTGAATCTGTATTATCTTCTCCTGTTGAGGTTGATTCTAGTTTTCAAGATATGATAGTAAGACTTGAAGAGAATGTAAAGAATCATAAATGGTTAAGACAAGTTATTGAGCAATTAAAAAGTGCTGATGAGCAAATTCAAAATGAACTTGTGTATAACTTTACTAGACACACATTGTCTATGAAGTTTGTTATGTTCTCTAAGAATCGAGATGGTACATACAGTTTGAAAGTCTATGACACAAACTCTACAGAAATTACAAGAGTTATTAGAACTCAATGGGATAGTAACTTAAAGAATAGTCCACTAGTATATGCTGCTAATGGTACACATAAGATCAATAAGGATAGAGCTAAGTTCTTACTAGAGCAATTTGAAGCTTTCCAATCAAGTATTGTTCCTGCAACTGCTGGGAATGTTGCTACTGTTGGAGCTACTAATGAACAGTTAAAAACTTGGTTAGAAGATTTTGGTATTGTATTATCAGAGGACACACTTAATGAGATGAGAACTAAGCAAGTGACTTACATGACTAAGGATGGTCAAGCCACTATGAACTTTACTAAGTTGTTTAAGAATTCTTCTAATAGTGATGGAGTTTTTGGCTTGTTAGCTAACTACTTACAAAACATTATTGAGCAAGATGATACAACTTTAGATGAGAACCCACAGAATCACCCTTTTGATAATGCAAATAATGTACTTAAAACTTTAGCTAAGATTGAAAGTAAGTACAGCTTAAATGCTACTACTAACTCCTTTAGAGATGGTGGTAAATCTATCTATGGTTTCACAGCAACTAAGCTTGCAACAGATTTATCTAAGAAGTTAAAAGCTACAGACTCAGAATACAGAGCACAGCTTTTAGAGAAGTCTTTTAACAAGCATTCTCACATACTTAAACTACTTAACTCAAGTGAATCTTTTAGAGATAAGATGCAGATTGACCACTTAGGTATTACTGCAATGAAAGAATTAGGTAAAGGAACTTTTGGAGATAATTCTCTTACAGGTTTATCTAACTCTGACCATGAGTTAACTAAGCTTGGTTTATTCCAGGATAGAGAACAAGGAGAACTTAAAGAGTTCTTTGATGAAGCTAAGTTTATTGGACTAAGAATGGCAAGAATGTTCTTCCCTACTATGTCAGATAAGTCTCAGATGTTAATGTTGCAAACAGCAGTATTAGATTTGAATGCCAAGCACTTCACAATAGTTGATGGTGTAGCTACTATTAAAGAACAAATAGCAGAAGCTATGTATTCTCAAATGGTTAGACCTGAATTGGAAAGACTTACTAGTTTTGCTGCTAGAAATGAACCTACTAATATTAAAGGTTATGATATGGCTGCTAGAATGTTCTTGATGATTCCAGAGCTTAATAACATGGTAGATGCAGACACAGGACTAAGAGTGATTGCACTAATGAATCAACAGCCTAGTGTCTACAATATGGAATGGTTTGAAGAGAAAATTAGACCTCAAGCAAAAGAAATAATTACTAAGCTTGTTGCTAATGACTCTGCTAAGAAAATAAAAGAGTGGGAAGTAGCTGGATTTATTGAAACAAAAAATGGAGTTAAGTCTACTAAGTTTTTAAATCAAAAGTACTTTAACAATATAAGTGCAAGTACTGTTGAGGAAAAGATTCAAGTAGCTGCAAATGATTTTGTTATTAACAGTTTAATAAGTAATGCTAACATCCACATGGTTTTTTCAGGAGATATTGCATCTTACTCACAAGATAAGATCAAGCAATACTTTGAAGATGGAAACCCTATAGCTCCTGTTGCAGCATTAAAAGATGGAACTATTGTAGGTGATAAAGCTTATGCTATGGTTAGTAGGGACATAATTAGTGTGAATCTCGGTAAGAGACTAGCATTATTATTAGCTCCAGGTAATAAGATAGCCAATTCAAAAGGAGATAAATACACACAGATTTTCTTAAATGATTTCTTTGATATTACTTCTAATGTTCCAACCCTTGTGGAGTTGTTCTATGGGAAAGAAGAGAGTGTGAAAGCAGCTAAGATTGTCTCAGATTACAATGCAACAAAAGATGGTGCAGCTAGAAAGAGATTAGCAAAACAACTTGCTGCTGATTATCCTCAACTTGAAGACTACTTTGATATTGAGTCTACAGATGCACAAGAGTACACAACTCTTTCAGAACATATTAATGTACTTTGGAGACAAGGTAGACTACACTCAACACAGTATGAAGCTATGAAAGCAAAAGCTGAGAGTGGTCAGAACTTAACTTATGAGGAGTTAAGATTAGTCTTCCAACCTATTAAGCCAGTTCATACTGGATTCAGAAATGAGCCAGGGATGGACATGATGAGAATGATGTACATTAAGTCTTCTTCTTATCCTTTGATTCCACAACTTACTAAAGGTTTGGAATTGGACAAATTAAGATTGATGCTTGAAGACCAAGAGAAAAAGACTGGTAAAAAAGTTAGAGCATCTTATCAAAGTGCAAATAAAGTTGGAGCTAACAACAAAGCAATATCTATCTTCAACCCTGATGGGACATACAATACTGAGTTATCTGATTTAGAAATTAGTGAGGCTTCTCTTGTATTAGACAGAGACAACTTTAGAATCCAACAAGATGTACCTTTTAAATCTGCAAAAACTAGTACAGATAAAGTTTCATTAGGAACTCAAACTTTAAAGTTACTTTTTGGAGATGGTATGTTAGATATTGATGACTTTGAAATGGATGGAGTTAAAATGTCAGGTAAGGAATTATATGACAAATTTGTGAATGACTATGATGGTTATATCAATCTAAAGAAAGAATCTCTATTCAAACAACTTGGAGTGGATAAGAGAGGTCAACCTATTGATGTAGAGAAGACTATGGACAAACTTCAAAAGATGTTGAAGATTGAAGCTGAAGAGAGAGGTTACCCAAAACAAGATATTGAAGCATTAAAAATTGTGCCAAAATTAGATAAGGATGGTAACATTATTGATGTGCAATTCAGTATTCCACTATGGTTATCTCCTAATTCAAATAGGTATGAAGCACTATTGAATGCTATTGTGACAACTAGACTTGTGAATGTAAAACTTCCAGGTAGTGCTTATGTATTAGGAACTGAGGCAGGTTACAAAATGCAAGAAGATTTTAGTGGTATTAACAAATCAAACATTGTATTTACTTCTGAGTGGCAAGGAGAACTTAAAGCTTACGAAAAGGGAAAATTAGCTCAGATATTTTTACCATCTAAGTTCAGAGACAACGAAGGAAACTTAATTGACTTAATGTCAGATAAGTATAGCTATAGAGATGAAGATGGGTTGTTGAAGTTAAGAGAAGATATGATTGACCCTAAATTATTAGAGAGGACTTCATTTAGAATTCCTACTTCAGCTCACGTATCTATGTCTCAAGTAGTAATTGCAGGTTTCTTACCAACAGAGGTGGGTGATTTGATGATTCTACCTAAAAACTTTACTAAGCAAAAGGGTATTGATTTTGATGTTGATAAGGAGACAACTTACCACTTGCACACTTACATGGATGCAGATGGAAAGATGAGAGCCTTTGATGAAGATGCAAGACAAGAGACTCTTAAAAAGTTTGATTCTCAACATAATGATGATACTGCTGAAGCAAAATTGATAAGAGAAATCTTTGGGGATGATGTAAACTTCCTTGATGATGAGTTTGAACCTGGAGAGAAATTAGATAAGATTAATGATAAGCTTAAAGAGAAAATCTTTGAGAATGAACTTGTTAAAATACATGCTGCTGTTTTATCTAACCATAATCCAGAAGTCCAAAGAAAGATAAACAAAGTTTTATCTATGGACTTTGCCACTAAGCAAGCTGAATTGATTCAAAAAGAATTGAAAGGAGACCAGGATGACACTTACTTTACTATGTTATCAGACAGTTACCACAAGTCTAAAGTAGAACTTGGGGCAGCAGGGAAATTAGGTATTGGAGTTTACTCTAACTATGTAGTATTCCACTCTATGATTCAACAGTCTAGTAAGCCAATACAATTAAAGACTAGAGATGGAGAGGGTGGTCTAATTCCACTCAAAGTTACTATTGGAAAACAAACTTCTAATGGTATGTTAGGTGGAAAGAATTCTCTTGCTCAAGGTGTTAATAAAAGAAGTATTGCAGAAGTGTTTGCGGAGAGACAAAATACTGCAACAGATAATGAGAAAGAACAGATTATGGGTAGAGTTAATGTAAATGAAGTTACTATTAATGTAGATTCATTGCTATCTGCTCTTGGTTTTGATAAAGACACACTTGATGATGGGTCAGCAGTTTCATTACCATACTTATTCTTATCTCAACCAATTATTAGAGACTTTGTAGAAGCTTTGAGAAAAACTAACTCTAATACTACAGAGTTTTCTAGTGCTGCAAGAGAGATAGTTATTAATGAACTAAAACAAAAGTATATTAGTGAGACTGATTATAATGCAGAGCTTGTTCCTCAAATGATGACAGGACAAACTCTATTCAATAACTTGAATACTCCTAGTAACATGATTCAACTAGAAGTTTTAGAAATGTTTTTAGGTCTTGATAAGTATGCAAAAAATATTGCCCTACTTCAAGGTAGAATGAATATTACTGGAAGTGGACTAGGAAAATCTTTCTTTGAAACTATTGACAAACACTATGCTTTGCAGAATATTATTAAAGATAATGAAGCAAATAAGAGTGGAATCATTATTGGTAATGCAAGTAACTTGATTGGAGATTATATTAAGAAAGATAGTATTGAACCAGAACATGTAGGAAGAGATTTTGCTAGTGAAGGTTACGTTGATTTAGGTAGCTACTGGATTAAACCAAACAATCCAATTGGCTCTATGTTAGTCAATTCAGTTGATACTGGATATAATTTATGGAAAGATTTCTTCCCTTTTGATGATTACTTTATTAAGCAAGTGATGGATGAAATTAGAAAAGAAGTTTCAAGTGAGGATGCTAGTTCTACTAAAGTTATTGAAACTCAACAGAACATTTTCAAAGAGATGAAGAAGTTCTTTGTGACTTCACAATTACTAGAGGTTATTAATGGTGACCCTGGCGTAGAAAGACAAAGATTATTCATTGATACTGAAGGTAAACAATCTTTACCTAATTACATGAATGAAGTTGTTAGAGGTACAAGCATATTGAAGTCTAACAAGTTGTTGTCAAGATTCCAATACACTATTAACAAGAATGGTTTACCATCTCTTATTAAGTTTGATAATACTAAAGGAGAGAACTTCGATGAAGACTACTTATATTTGTCTCTAATTGAATTGATGGAAGCTAAAGAAGCTTTACCTGATTTTCAAGGAAAGCCTTATGATACAGAGATGTTAGCAAAAGATTTAATTGCTTACAACTACCTTGAAGGAGGTATTCAAGAAGCTGTCCAGTTTTCTAAATACATTTCTATATCTTATTTAAACACAATTAAGTTTGCTGGATTTACTAGAGAATGGAATGGTAAGTTTAGACCAGGAGTTTTCAACAAAATTTTAGGAATTAGACAAGATGATAAGCCAAGTGTCTTTACTAGACAGTATGTGCAGAACACTCCACAAAAGTTGACCAAGGTTGACCCTAAGACTCAGATCATGGATGCTGCTTATACAGGTAATAACAAAGACTTAGGAAACTTAGTGGAATTTGCTTTGAATGAAAAAGCTTTGACTGAAGTTGAACAAGCTACATTTGCTAAAGTAAACTTTGTAACTATCTATAACTCTACGACAAAAAAAGGGTTGAAGAAGTTTCAAGTGTATGAAAGAAGTAATGATAAGTTTAGAAGAATTTCTACATTAGGTGTATTTGGAATGGCAGAATATTCTATTGGACAAGAGAGCATGGGTAGTGTAGTTAATGACAGTTTCAGACATGCTTCACCACCTGCTAAAGCTATTGTTAAGAAAGTAGCTCAACCAAAAGTTAACAATGCTATTGATTTGGATAATATGTCAGGGAAAGAAATTATAGCAACTGTAGCTAACTTTGATTTTGTAGAAAACCCACACTTAAAAGCTGTAGCTCAAGCTATCATGCCTTACTTACCAGACAGTCTTGAGTTTAAGACAGATGATTTAGTAGTAAATGGAGTAAGAGTTGCAAGAGGTAGATACAATGTAGGAGAGAATCTTATTACTATTGATAAATTATACTTAGCTACTGCCACTTCAGAAGATTTAGCTAAGACTATATTACATGAAACTATTCATGCCTTAACAGCTAAGTATATCAACCAACACATTGATATAAAAACTGGAGAGTTCTTGAGTGAAAATCCACCAAAAGAGATTGTAGACTTAGTGTTACTATTTAATGAAACAAAAAGAAAGCTTGGACCAGAAATTGAAGCTTATGCTAAAAAGAGACAAGATCAACTAGCTGGAAGAACTACTGAAGGAACTACAGAGAGAGAAAGAACTGTAGCTTATGGAGGAACTAATATTAAGGAATTTGTAACTCTTGTAATGACAGAACCTAATTTCCAAAAAGAAATGATGGACACTATCTACAAGCAGTCTGACAAAAACTTACTAGAGAAGTTAGCTGATATTGTTAAGAACATCTTACATACAGTATTAGGAGAAAGCTTTAATAAAGATGGAGTTACTTCACAAGGAATTTTAGCTTCTATGCAAATTATTGAAAGTCAGTATGCAGGTGAAATTGATATTGATACAACTGCTGCTGAAGCTAATAGGCTAATGGACTTAATGGTAGAGCAATTGGCTCAAGGAGGTCCACCAGCTTTTAACCCAGATGAGTTTGAGAACAAACCACCTGAAGTTACTTTTGAACCTACAGATTTTATTTGGAGATTCAATAAGAAGAAGAACTTGAACTATGTAGTTGAGGGTAATTTTCCTTTAAGCATGAACCTTGTAGATAAAGTTAAGGCAGGAGAGCAAAGTATCACTATAAGAAATCCTAAGTATAAAAACTCAGAGGGTATCTATAATGTTGATGGAACAAACCTTGCAATTAGTAGAGTTGGTAACAAACCAGTTACTATTGGAGAGATGAAAGCTAAAGGTTATACTGAAGCTGAGATTCTTAAAGCTTTTAAAGGAGGTACTATAGCTGATATTAGAGAACAATCTGTTAAAGATTGGTTCAATGGTATAGGAACTAAGAATATATATTTTGTCAAAGATGTGACGAATAAACCAGAAGTCTTGCTAGAGCCATCAGAATATGTTATCTTTGACGAAAATCAAGTATCTATTGTGCTACATGCAAATGAAATGCACTTTATTAAAACTAAAGATGGTAAATTTTATATGACTTCTGAAAGCCAAGATTTAAGGCAAATAACTAAGGAAACTTTTGACTTAGCTTCTAATGACCCTGCTTTTGATACCTTTGGAATTTTAGACAAAGAAGAAAGACTTAGCTTTATAGGAGGACTAAACAGTTTGACTAGAAGTATGTACCAAGGTGAATTAGGGACACCTTTATTTAGAATACCTTTTAAATGTAATTAAACTTATGGCTTGTAACAGCAAACAAAATACTATAACACACCTACAAAAAGTGGGTGTGCTTGATGAATATGGTAGGGTTACTAATCCTTCCAGGTTAGATGCAATTAATGCGCACTACATGACACACATAGCTGACACCTACGGGATTGTTCCTGAAAGTGGAGTATTGCTAACATCAAGGGAAATAACTAGACAAGACGGGACTTCTCGTAGTAATACGAAGAGTTTCCATGTCCTTGAGACTAATGATGCTGCATTTGAGCAGATTAATGAGGCTATTAATGATAACCAAGAGCTTCTTGATGAACCAATTGATTATTTTGAAGAACTTTATGCTCCTAGCAGTCCACCACTTGTGACTCCAGCTTATGAAAAATCTATTCAATACAAGAAAAATCTATTGAATAGACTTGAAGGTAGATTAGAAAAAATAAAAGCCGACAAAAGAGAAGCTTCATCTGACCTAGTTCTATTAAAAGAGTTGATAGCTTTAGAAAATGCTATTGAAGCAAGGATAGAAGGTGTTCATGATTTAGAGATTACAGGATTAAGGGCAGAGATTATAGATTTAGAAAGTGATCCTCCAATTGCAAAATTTGAGTTCTACGCTGAGAAAGATTTTGAAAGATTGGAAGCTCTAGTAGATTCAGAAAATCCAGAGGATTTAAAAGAAGCTAGAACTATCATTGACTTCTATAAAGCTATGGGAGATTTTTCTCCTAAAGTTATTCATCCTTTATACAATGAAACAAAGGATGTAATGCAGAATGGAAAAATGGTGAAGACTTACTATAATACAGGATTCAATGAAGACTCAGGAGTACTAGTAATTTCCCAGGAGATACAAGACAAATTACAAGAGTTGTCACTTAGAGCTGGAGAGAAGGAAAGAAAACTCTATGAAAAAGAAAAACAAGCTATTGTTTCTAATGTAAATCAGAATACAAAAGTGCAAGGTTTGTATTCTGAAGAATTTACTCATGATGAGTTATTCTTTAAAAATACAGGTCTGAAAGATACACCTTGGATTGATATGTTTTTGATGGACATCACCAATGGTATCTTCTCTACTAATGGAATTATTCCACAGGTGATGATGAATAACATTCAGAATGCTTTTGAAGAAAACTTAGTTAAAGCAAAGAGTGTAGAGAATAGATTGAATGAAATGCAACCACAAGTGGAAGCAGCTTTAAAAGCTCTAGGTTATGATTTAGCTGGTACAGCAGGAGTCTTTGGTCTAACAGGAGTTTCTTATGACTTGTTTAAAGCAGAAGATTCTAATGGACAATTTAAAGATGGTATAGTCCAAAGATATGATTCTAGTTTTACTGATTCTAAAAGTGGGATGTACTATACTTTTAACAGAGATTTTGCAGCAGCTTTAAAAATAGAAGACCCTGCAAAAAAACAAGAAGCAATTAAAGCTGCTTACATAAAGAAAAGAAATTGGTTTAAAAAGAATACTATAGTAATTGATGTAAACAGATTAACAGACCTCAATTATCAAAAAGAACTTGAAGATGTTCTTGGACCTCAAGGTTACGTGGAAGAGATGGCTAAACAAAGTAAATTAATAAGAGACTATGAAGTTAGTTTAGAGATTTACAAAGATCAAGTTATTGCAGAAGGAGGAGCATCAACTATTCAAGCTAATAAAATAGAAAGGTGGACAAAAAGAAATAGTCCTTATGAAGCTACAACTAGTTACTATGATAATACTCCTATTACAATAGGAGCAAAAACACTTGAGTCTAGTATGAAATACAATTCTGCTATACCTAGAAGAACAAAAGTATTACTAAGAGCTGGTCCTCATGGACTATCTGCTGCTGCAACCCCAGATGACACAGGTTTCTATGATAAGAAATTTGAAACTATTGAGAATAATCCAGTATTGAAAGAGTTTCATAACTTGACAATGGAAGTGCAACAAATGATAACTGAAGTAATGCCAATTGATGTGAGAAGAAAATTCTCTGCCAACTCTTTACCTTCATTAGAAAAGAACTTAATTGAGATATTAACTTCACCAAATATTGCATTTCTAGCTAAGATTTCAAAAGCTTATAGACACTTGATTGATAAAATCATGGGAGCTTTTGGTATGAATATCCAGAGTAGTTTAAGTAATGCCACTATTGACCCAATTACAGGTAAACCTGAGTACAAAGTTAATTCGGAATTTCTAAAATCAAATAAAGAAGAAATTAATAAAAGATACCAAATTGAGATACTAAGATTGAAGAGAGCAATAGGAATGCGTTTAACTGCAACTATTACAGATAGAACAACTTTTGATTTAACTACTGCTAGTCCTGATGCAATAGACATTATAGCTGAAGCTTTAGGAGTAGACTCAACACTTGCAGCTATAAAAGCTAGAATTCCAGGAGACATGAAAGTTGCTGAAATAGGTAAGATGTTAAGAAGTGGTATCACTCATCAAGTGGTACAAGAAAAATCTTTTGATTTACCTAAGATTTTAAAACTGTACTCATACATGACTATGGAGTATGCTGCTAGACAAGAAGCTTTACCTTTAATGGAGATTATGAAAAGTCACTATGAAGAGATTAAAGACCCAGCACTTACTAATACAGGAGCATCTATGACTAATGTTGCAAACCAAGAAACTACATTGGAGGGGGTTAGAGTTGGAGCTATAAGACAAATGAACTCTTGGTTTGATAGAGTTATTCTTGGAGAATATGGAAGTAAAAATGAACTTGGTGACACCACTTTAAAAAGAAATATTAAATTAGGCTTCTCAGAAGAAGACCAAACTAATATTTTTAAGAGTATGGTGAGCACTACTATAACAGGTAGAATATTAAATACCCAAGAAAAGATTATAGCTAAGAAACTACCTGCTTTGATAATTGAAGCTCAATCTTTAGTAGACACAGCACCTAACCCTGAACTTCAAAAACAAGCTCAAAAAGTGTTGAGTAATTTAGTATACACTCAAGACAATCTTGGAAAGCATTTCTCAGTAACTAAAATGTTTGATGCAATATTCAACTTTATTAGATTGAAAGGTCTTGGTTGGAATTTATCATCTTCTGTAACAAACTTTATGGAGGGTCAGATAGCTAACATAACTATAGCTGCAACTGGTGATTACTTTACACCAGAGAATATTTACAGAGCAAATGGCATTATTAAAGGTTCATTTATGAAAACTTTAGCAATGGGTAAGTACTCAACTAATGGGGCAAAACTTACTAGGACTTTGATGGACAGATACAGAGTGTTGCAAGATGCTTCTAATGAATTGCAGAAGGCATCAAGTAAGTCAGCTTTCTCCAAGTTTCAGAACTTAGACCCTTATGAAATTACAAGAAGAACAGAGTACTTGAATCAAGGACCACTTATGATTGCTATCTTAATGGACCAAAAAATAACTGGTACAGATGGTACAGTAAGTAATGTATGGGATGCTATGAATCCTGATGGAACTTTAAAAGACAATTTTAGAAGTGAGAGTAATATTGCTAACTGGGAAAATGCTGATGGACAACAGTACAATGATTTTGCTACACACTTAAAAAAGACTATTGTAAATGCTCATGGTGATTATGATGAGTTGAGAGGAAACATGGCAACAGAGACAATTTCTGGTAAAGCTTTATTAATGTTTAAGAGATGGATGGGAAAACAATTCTATCAAAGATTTGCAATGGTGGAACAACCTGACCTTGAGGTTGGGATTAAAGAATACAAAGGTAGGTATTTATCACACACTAAGTCTACAGGATTTACTCATGGAGCAATCATTGGATTCTCTGCTTTTGGGTTACTTGGAGCAGGTCCATTAGGCTTTTTAATTGGAGGTGCTGCTGGATTTGCAACAGCACAAGGCTTCGGAGCAAACACAGGAATTAATTTTTTAAAGGAATTAGCTTTCACTTCTAAAGAATTATTCTTAAATTTGGTAAGAATTCCTATAAATAACACAATGGGAAGAGAAGTTGTGACTGATTTAGGCTTAAATAAGCTGTTTGTTAAAGCTGGATTACCTTCTACTTATGCAAGTTTAAAGTTAGAGGAGAGAGATATGAGGAACTATAAAGCTAATATGATAGATATGTCTATGACTTTAGCTTGGATGGGACTTATGTTATTTACTAAAGCTTTACTTTGGGATGATGAAGATGATTCTGAAGACCCTAGAAGAAAAGCTCACAATTTACTTGCAAATAGATTCATGCAATTAGCAGGTGCAGCAACAATGTACACTAATCCTGTTGAAGCTTGGGGGAGTACAGTAGGTAATTTACCTGTTATTACTTTTTTCACAGATGTAGGAAAGCTTGCTAACGCAGCTTCAGGTGCATTTAGTGATGATGATATTTTAGCAAGTGGACCTAATGCAGGTCAATCTAAGTTTGGAAACCAATTTGAAAAAACTTTCTATCCTGGAGTCGTTAAAGGAGGAGTTGGATTTGAGAAAGCCATGAATAGACAATTTAGACCTCACGCTTTTGATTCATGGTTTCATAGTGATGAGAAGAAAGCTAAAAAAGTGACTAAGGCTATCAGAGCACAAGCACTTAATGGTCATCTTTTAGATGGAATGAGTAAAGAGGACGCTAAAAAAGCAGTTAAGAAAAAATACAGATATAAAAAGAAGGATGAGACTTACTTAGACCTTCTAAAAGTTTATAAGAATTTCTAGGTACTAGAAATTTTTTAGTAAGCCGAGTTTTATGAATTTATTGAAATAATTAAAACAACTTTATTATGATTACAATTGGAGCAGTTATTGCTTTTTTAATTGGAGGTGCTGGAGCATACTTCATCTACAAGAACCTGGATAAAATTTATGATGGGATTGAATTCCCTTCAAATGGAGCACAAGCTGTTCTATTGAAGTTTGCAATATTAATAGACATCATGGTGGTTACGGCTTCTTCAGGTGCGTTATTTACAGGAGTTCCTGTTGCTGAGTTTGCTATGCCATTGGTATCTTTTGTAGCAGGTTTCTATTTTTTCTTGTACAAACCTACAAGTTGGACAAGTAAAAAGAAATCTAAATGATTTATTTATTTTTTCTAGCCAGTTTCTTTATTTTTATGGGCAAGAGTGTCGCTGACATTGTTTCCGTAGATAGTCATTGGAAACAATCGTGGTTAGGGAAAAAATTTAGTGAGCCATCATTCTTTGGACCAAAATCCAAGACAGCTCAAAGAAAAGAAAAGGTTGGTACTTGGATTAGTACCAACCTTTATCTGTCTATTAAAATAGCTAACTATTTAGCACATACAATTCTAGTTTCATTTAGTGACATTTGGCATCTTGCCAATACAGTTAGAAGAATTGGAATCTACCTTGGTATTTTTACTGCATTCAATCTGACAGGATATAATTCTTACGTCTTAACTGGGGGGTTTGCAGCTTCAAATATGATAGGATTTTGGCTAATGTATAACTATGTATTAAGAAGTTCTGATTTAACCTAATAGTCAATATGAATCAGAACTTTTTCATCCTCTTCACACCCTAACTCTATGAGTTTGTTTGCTACTGGGTCATTACCAAAACCACCTTTAGCTAGTCCCTCTTTTGAATTAGCTGTATAATCAACATAACAGTCAGTACCTCTTTCCAGAGTAATATAATCAATTAAATCCTCCTCTTCTCTAAAATCTTCAGAGATGGAGAATACTTTTGTTCTTATAACTACCATTATTTATTAGCATCTCTGATTCGACCAAGTTCCATCCCTAACCACATTCTTGCTTCCATTGTTTTTTGGGTTAAAGCTACAATCACAGTACTTGTATGTGGAGAAGGCTCTTCTTCTAAAGCAAGCCTCATCATAGGTGTCAATCCTTTTAGTATTTGCCTCATTTCATCAAGGATAGCAATTTTTCCCTTTGTTTCCAAGACTTCTGAATGGGATTCATTAAAGTTTTCAATATCTTCTACTGACTTTCTTTTTCCATCATTGACATAAGGACTAGGACGACCTGAAAGCACACCATGTAAAGCTCCTGAATACATCATTGCCTCTTGCAACTTAGTTTTTACAGTTGAGATTTCTCTACTCCTCCCTTCTACGGAGTCTAGAGTGTTAATGAGTGTGATAAATTTTGCTCTTACTTCTGAAAAATCCATAATATAAATTTTAAATGTTTAAAATACTAACTTAAATAAAACTCCAGCTCCAGCTTGAAAGCCAGAACTAATAGTGCCATCTTTATTCCTGGTAAAACCATAACCTCCATAAGTACCCAATGAAAACTTACTCCCTTTTGTGTCAGTAACTTTATAAGTTCTGACAGATTTAGTTGTTGAGTAAGGATTAAAATTGGAGACATCAACAAAAGGTTTAGGTTTCTTAAAGAGGTTTTTGAGACCTTTCTTTTTCTCTTTGCCAATTACAACAGAGTACTCATTGAGTATCTTCTGTTTTAAGAATAGACTATCAAATCCCATAGTAATATCACCTTCAACCCAAGTCTTACCTTTATCAATAAGTTTAAAGTCTCTGTGATAAATAGGATAAGTAAGACCTTCCACGACAGTTTCACCTACAATCTTAATCCTATCAGTAAATACTGTGTCAATTCTAAACTCAGTTTGCACATAAGTTACATTGCCACCTTTCTTCAGCTCTTTGGAGAACTTTTTTACTTGTACTTGAAGTGCCATGATTAATGAGTCAGTAGTCTTAGCTTTGAGGAAGTCTTTTGTCCTCGCTGTTTCTATTGCCTGGATTCTAGCTCGGCTTACACCATCTTTATCTATCCAGGTGTCTAGTGTATCATTCATGGCAGCTACCATATTTTTTTGCTCTTGGAGTTTATTATCTGCCCTGTTACCTAGATAGAAAAAAAGACCTAGTAAAACTAAAAGAACTAAAATTACAATGTTTTTAACCCAGTCCTTACTCATAAGTCAGCTATTTTACAGTCATCTAAATAAGTCTCTACTGTGTGCCATGTAATTCCTAAGTTTGCATCATGATTACTCATCATACTTTCTAAAGCTCCATAGAATTCTTTTTCATCATAAAAAGCTCTCCAGTATTTACCTTTATTTTGTTCAGCTTGACTCTCAAAATCTGCAACAGACCAGTAAACTCCTAGCACTCCTGGAGATAACATCTTAATTTGTGCTGGAGGTCCTGTTTGCATACCCAGAGTAATCTCACTAAAAATTGTAGTTTCAACACTTTGAACCTCTCCTAAATTAGGGAAGCTAGTAATAAAATTTTTTACTATAGCTAAAGCTGATGTTAAAATAGTTAGTTTCATAATTCTGAATTTTGAGATGAATAATAAGTTGCATAAGTTTCTAAGTCTCCACTAGTAACAGAAACTTGTGTTCTTCCTACTGACCAACCTTCAGAATCTAAAAATCGGATATTCTTAGAGTGTAAGTTTACAACTATTTGACATCCTTTTAAATTGTTGGTAAAATACAGACTTCTTGTTCCTGCTACATGAGCATGCCTATAACCAATCATTTTGATATAGTCAAGAAATCTTTGGTCTGCTTTAAAATGAATTAATTTTTTCATTTCATAAAAATTTTGTGCGTTAATAAATAGAAAACTTATTCGGAGATAAAGCTCATACTGTTGTCAGATTGTCGTAGCTATCTTGTAAAGCTTCTTCAACGTTAACTCCATAGTCAGATGCAATCCTACATACAGCAATGGAAAATTGACATAAGATGCCACTTAAATTAATAAAGTCTACATAATTTTCACCTTTGTAATGGTCTTTTGTCATTTCTGCTATCTCCCCTAAAAGTCTATTTGCAGTATTAATGCAAATAGTTCGGGAAAGTCCCCTAGGCATGAATTGCATATCACTAGGGGCAAAAACTATAAGAAAAGGCATTTCAACCTCTTTACAAAGAGCTGCTGTGAACCAGCAAACACTTCCAAATTTTTCTGTAAGTCTTTCTTCTGTAGATGCTTGTAAGAATCGTTGGTACTCTCCCATGAGTCCTAATGTCAAATACCCTAATCCAAATTCTTTAGGGTAATTTGCTGTGGCTTTTACCATCTCTTGGTAATCGTGTAAGTTCATCTCTAACTTTGTTTATTCTATCCTCTCTTTCTAAATTCTCTTCAGTCCAACCTAGTTCTTTTTCTAGGTCAGCTAAAGAGGATTTAGTCATGAGAGAATAAAGTTTTTTTAAATAAATTGACATATTATACCAAGTCGATAGGTGATTCCTTAATTACCTGGTCTTCACCTGGAGCAGGATTATCAATAGCAATGACATCATCAAAATGAATCACACTAAAAATAATTCCATGTTCAGGAGTTCTCTTGATAGTCTTACTCGATAAGAATTGGACATAAGTTGGAAATACTACATGGTCTCCAATTTCTACAAGACCTTCAGGACAGTCAGGACCTATTTGCTCTACTGTTTGTACAATGTCAAATAAATCTTGGTCATCTTTAGCAGTCCCAATTAATAATTTTTTCTTACCGAATAACTCCTGCTTAATAAGCAATCTTTTTCCTAATACTTTAATCATGTTACGATTTTTTAAGTTCATTAAATCTTTTCAAAAACTCTCTTTTAGCTTTGGCAGGATTCCAAAAATCAAATCCTTGGAACATCGAGCCATCAACTTTAAAACTCTCCCATTCATACACTAAAGCACTTCTGTCAGTAGTTTTTACATCTGGGTCATAAGGATAATCAAAATTAAACTTACATGCAATTTTTTTCTGAAGTAAATCTTCTAATCTTTGATAATTAGGTAATAAAGCTTTTAGTGGAGATGGAACATCCCCCATGTAAGCTTCACTAGCATCATGCATCAAAGCTTGAAGCTTAACACTATCCTTAGTAACTTTGTCACAACACCAACAAGAATGTTGGGCAACACTATATAATCCTGGAGTATGTCCCATCCACCTAGGTATCAAACTAAGTGCATGGGCAATATCTTCAATTATAATAGTGTCTTCCTCCATTTCAAGATAGTTAAAGAACAAACCACTTTCAGTCATTATAGAGTTCGGAGTGAATAAGCCATTTGTTACTATCATAGTTCTCTTGTTTTTGTAACACAAGATTCACATCGTAAAGGTAAGTGTAATTTATATTTTGGTACATAAACTATATTCTTACAGTTCAGATGGATACAATCTTTTGGTTTAGTGTTCATGTTAAATATTTAAAAAGTAAAGTTCCTTCTTAGCTCTAGTTCTTGCAACATACTTCAGGTTCATTTCCTGCTTCTGTTGTTCTTCAGTTATGGCAAAGTTAGAAGGAATTAAATTCTCATTCACAATATATACTGTATCAGCTTCAAGTCCTTTTGACTTGTGGATAGTACATAACATAATTGAATCTTTCTTTCCTACAAATAAAGATTTTACCTCTTGGATAAAACTCTTCATTCCTCCTGTACCAAAGTAACCAAGACCTTTAGCTAGTCTGTTAAAATTCGTAAAATTCTGTTGAAAGACCCAAAGATTTAGTTCGGCTTTATCACCTTTCTTATTCTCTAAAGTCTTCAACTTAACCAACATCTTAGCTTTTGCAATTTGAATACTCCCTCCAGCATAAGGATTTAAAAACCTAACAACTGAAGTCAAAATATCTTCTCCTTTAATGTAAGCTGACTTACCATTGAGTATAAGCTGAAAGTACAAGTCAATTAAAGGACTTGAGTTTCTACAAATAACCATGGCTTTATCTTTAATTAAAAGAGGGTCACCAATAGTCTCTACTATTCCTTCATTTTTAGAGTGAGGTAACATTACATTGTACACTTCATTCGCTGAGTTGATTATTGAAGTATCACATCTATAGCAAATATCAAGTACACATTCTTGTACATTACCTTTATCTAAAAACAAATCAAAAGACTTTGAGTAAGCTCCACTAAATCCATACACACTTTGATTTCTATCTCCAACTGCAATCCATTTTTCAATACAACCTTGTCCTAATAACTTATCAATAAGAGCATGTTGGCATAAGTTTAAATCTTGTGCCTCATCAATCATCAAGTAAGTTGGAGCTATTGGTATTGTTAAATCCATTGCAACAGGGAGATAAACCATGTCTGTAAAATCAATAGTAATTGTCTTACCTTTGTAACTCTCTGCTCTAAGTTCAAGAAATCCTTTCCAAAAATGAGCTAAATTAGGAGCTATAAATAGATTCTTCCCTATCCCAGCAGCATTCTCCATTATAGTTTGCATGTCATCAGTTAAGAATAGTCTTGAAATGTCATTCATATCCATAAGGGTATAAGTTAACCTCAATTTATCCTCCCAAGTCATCATTCTAAATTTTACTTTCTCCTTTTTCTGTAATTCTTTGATTAAATCAAAGTTCTTCCCTTTGTTTACTACACATCTTTTCCATTTCTTCACAGCAGAGAATCCTAAACTGTGAACTGTAAGTGATTTCCCTTGGTCAAGACCTCGACTCTCAATTTGATTTTGAATCTCCTCA